CTTTTTTTTGCGGACACCCAATATGAGAACAACTAAGAAAATTACAATCACCGATAACGGCCACAACTACGACTACCTTTTGACAAAGATGTCGGCATTAAGCCTGCAGAAATGGTCAGAGAGAGCCTTCTCAGTTTTAATCGAGACTGGAATCTTAGAGCAGGAAGCCGTAAGTAATGACTTTTTGACAAACCTAAAGACCGTATTTGAAAACCTCAACGGCTCAACCTTAAGCTGTCTAGGCAAGGTCAACTGTGACCGCATGGACTCTCTGATTTTAGACCTAGTAGGCAAGACCGCAGAACGAGTTGTAGGTGCAAGCAAGATCAGAGTATCAGAGACCGACCTCGAAGCCACACTAGAGGACATGAAGTCCCTGCTAGAGCTTGAGAAGGAGTGCCTCTTTATAAATTTTCCGATGTTTGCCACCGCAGGTCTGTCAGACTCCCAGCCCTCAGACCAGACGGAAAAACCTACTATCAAACAGCGAACATTGATAAGACCTTCTCGATCTTAATTGCGAATCGGCTCGCAACTCTACGCGAGCTTGAGGAGTACTACTCCATGGACGATGCGCTGGACATCTTAGAATGCTGGTCAGTGAACCAGTACAACACGTACATATCAAACCAACCAAGCAAAAAAGACCAACTACCAAAGAGGTTCTAAGCCATGGCTTCAATTTCCGATACCATCTTTATAAGTCTAGGACTTAAGACCGCAGACTTTAGCAAGTCAATGGATAAGGCTAAAGATAACGTTAAAAAGACCTCGTCCGAGCTAGCCAAGGGCGCAGACCAGGTAGCCGGAAAAGCAATAGGCCAGCTGGCAGGAATTGCCCGCATGGTGGTAGCTCCACTAGCCGGAGCCATGTCCATAGGCTCAATGATCAAGTCATACTTTGGTGGCGTGGCTCAGGTAGCCCAAATGACAGGAGCCTACAGTCCTAAGCTTGACGAATGGCGCAAAAAGAGAGCACTTCTCAACCGCGTAACCAGAGAAGACATCCAGCTCTACAAGAAGAGTCGCGAGGCTCTGACTAAGTTCCAGATCACCATGGCCGATCTCTCGGCTAAGATCATGCGACAGACTTCTCCTGCGGTTAGCTTCCTCGCGGAAATGCTAACCAAAGTCAGTGACTGGGTGGATGCACACAGCAACGACATCGTTCGATTTATAACTATCGTTGCGTCTCTGATAGGAACCGCGCTCATACCAAGGCTCTTGAAGATGGCAGCGGCCATGGCTATGAACCCGATCACATGGATAGTCGCAGCACTCATAGGCCTGGCGGCGGTCATTGACGACTTGATCGTCTGGCTAGAAGGAGGAGAGTCAGCCCTGGGCGACTTCTGGTCTATGTTCGGATCACGCGAAGAGGTCCTCGAGAACATTCAGAAAGCGATTAAATGGGTAACAGAGACTTTCAAGGAGCTATGGGAGAGCATAAAGACCGGATTCAAAGCAGCCATAACCTGGCTCGATGAGTTCTGGACCTCATGCAGTGGAACCGACCGTGTGCTAGACGCGTTGCGTGAAGCCTTCGGCTCGGTAATGCAGACCCTTGAAGACATGGGAGTAATCTGGAATTATCTGGTCGGGCTCCTTAAAGACAACGGCTTCTTAGACGATCTAGGCCAGGCTTTTGACGGCGCCATCGACTTTATCCTTGGCCTTTTTAGATTCTTTTTCGCAGGACTCCAGGCAATTATGGGGCTAATTAAGGGGCTTCTAACTGGCGATTGGGGATCCTTTACGGAGGCAGTAAATAAGGCGATCGACGCCGCGAAAGAGGCCTTTGGTGGCTTATGGAAGACAGTAAAGGCGATCTTAAACCAAATCTGGGAACTTGCAAAAGATATTTTCAGCATGATCGGAGATTCCATTAAAAACGCGCTAAGCATCGACGTGGATAAATGGGCTCAGAAGCTCGATCCAAGAAACTGGTTCAAGAGCGACGCGCCAGAAGTCATGAATGAGGGACTGCTCGCAGCTCGAGGTACCTCAGGTATGAACGCTGACAATCGCTCAACCACAGTGGACAGTCACGCCACCCTGAACATAAACACCTCAAGCCCAGCAGTAGCAGAAATGGCCATCGAGAAGGTGGTACCAGGAAGCAGGTCAAACTACGTCGACCAAAGCGCTCAGGCACTATCATAAGAGGAGCCTATCATGGCGGATTTTAAAGAAGGCACAACCAACTGGCAGGACACCCTAAGCAAGGGTGCCGGAGCAGCCGCCAACAAGGCCGTAGCCTACGGCAACAAGTGGTTAGACAATAAGATCAACTTTGGTCTTAACTATGCTAAGAACTATGCCCGTAAGTTCGACTTCTTCGGCATTCTTCCCGAGCAGTGGACCCTGCTGGACGACGCCGGTGAGAAGGCCTTCGAGTTTGACAGCTTCTCGAATCTGAATCTCAAATCCGAAAGCAAGGTAATCCAGGCACCGGTGGAGAATGGTAGTTTTGTGATGTACAACAAGACCAATACTCCCCTAGAGATCAGTTGCACCTTGATTAAGAAGGGGTTTCCAGAAGATTTACAAACATACGTTGACGCTTTGCTCGAGTACGCAGACAACACTAAGCTGCTGTCAATCGTTACTCCCGACCGCGAATATCAGAACATGAACCTGACCTCGGTCAGTTTTTCCCGCTCAGCCGAAGGAGGAGTGAATCTGATCATGGCCGAGTGCGCTTTCACTGAGATACGTCAAGTAACTCCTGAGTACACCTCAGCCCGAGTAGGAAAAAAGGTTAGCCGTGGTCGCCAGCAAGGCAAACCGCGCTCAATGCTTAGCTACCTCAAAGGAGGTTTTAAGTAATGACCGAAGTACCTCTAATCGCAACTCCTAACCAGGAGTTGGCAATCGAGCTTGAAGAGCAGGACTGCACAATTCAGGTACGCCAGCTAGGCAATTACACATATCTGACCTTATGGGTTGACTCGACTCTAATCGTTGAGAACGCGATCTGCATGCCAGGAGTAGCTATTTTGCAGGGTTACGTTCATGGCTTTCGTGGCAACTTTGTGCTGGTGGACAGCTCCGACCCAAACAACCAGCAGCTTTCAAATTACACTGAGCTAGGCTCACGCTTCATCCTTCTTTACTTAACCGATGAGGAGATCAATGAGTATTCTTAACCTTTTCAACGCCAGTGCCCGAGCCACAGCGCCTAGCAACAATACATCCTTTAGGCGACGTAAGATAAGAGTTCAGGTGACTCTTTCAAAGGGCCAGTTCAAGAATGGCGAAGGTAACACCATCATCCTTGACGACTTCGGCGTCGTAGCCAAGATTGATAAGTCGGGACCTCCAGAGTTCGGAAAAGCAAGCGTTGAGATTTATGGTTTGAGCCTGGACGTTATGAGCCAACTCTCCACGCTGAACATGCATCCGCTATTCACTCGTAAGAATTATTTAAACATTTTCGCGGGTGACGAGTTCTCGGGACTTTCGCAGATCTTCGCAGGCTCTATCACTAGTGCTTCCGCAGATTTCAACGGAGCACCGGAGGTGAAGTTCAAGATTGAAGCACGCGTAGGTTTCTTCGGCTCGGTCACCGCGCAGGGCCAGGGTGTGGTAAGTGGCACGCAGTCCGCTGCAGATTTCATAGCTCGCCAGGCTAAAGCTGCTGGGCTAACTTTTGAGAACCAGGACGTAAGCGCTCAGATTAAGAATTCCGTCTTCACGGGCTCTCCAATTGAGCAGGCACGCCAGGCAGCCAACCAGATAGGCGCAGAGTTAATCATCGACGATGAGAAGATGCTTTTAATTCAAAATGGCGGCAGTGTGAAGGGAAACGTTCCTGTGCTCTCGGCTGCAAGTGGCATGATCGGATATCCGGTCATGACCCAGAACGGCATCGAATGTAAAGCAATTTTCAATCCCGATTTCAGATTCGCAGGTCTCGTCGAGATTAAGTCGATGGTGCCAAAGGTAGCAGGCCAATGGAGAATTACCAAGCTCTCTCACAGTCTGGCGGCGAACCTTCCAAGCTCCGGACAGTGGGAGAGCAGCATCACGGCTTACTATCCACAGCTAAGTGGCGCAATAGGCAAGTTCATGTAAGGAGACCACATGGGTGCGACTGATATCAATGAGAAAAACAAGCGTCCGCTTCACGGCGTATATGCGGGAAACTCAGACTACAACGCAATCAATCAGCAGATAGAGGCACGAATCCAGCGACTAGAGACAATGTTCTTAGGCCGTGTGGACAGCTGTCAAAGCTCCGGAGTAGCCGGATCAAAGACCGTAAGCGCCACTCCGCTAACCCAAATGGTCGACGGCAACGGAAACGCTTACGCCTCTCCGGCTTATCCTGCGCTGCCACACTACCGACTACAGCAGGGAACCGCCGCGATCATCATGAATCCACGCCCGGGTGATATCGGTGTCTTCGTTTGCAGCAAGCGCGACATCTCGAACATAAGTCAGGGTAAGCAACCGGGACCACCAGGATCAACTCGTAGCTTCTCCCCCTCGGACGCAGTCATGGTTGGAAGCATTCACACCAAAGCTCCGACCTATTACATAGATTTCACGGACCAGGACAAGATCTTAATTCATGCCCCAGCCGGCGTAACCATCGAGAGCGATGCCTTTCTACATGTCAAGGCACCGGAAGTAAGCGTAGATGCCACAAAAGTAACTGTCAAGGCCTCGAACGTAACTCTAGACACACCTGAGACCACGCTCACCGGACATCTGACCGTGCAAGGTGGTATGACAGTAAGAGGAGGCAGCGGTTCAAGCATGAGTGGCGACTTCGAACTGGAAGGTTCAATGCACGCAACTGACGATGTAACCGCAAGTGGCATCTCGCTGAACAGCCACGTCCATGGAGGCGTTCAGACGGGTGAAGAGAATACAAGTGGACCAAGCTAAGGATGAATCGATATGAGCTCACCACACACTTTAGAACTCGAGGACGACTGGGACCTTCACGTCGACCCCGCGGGAAATCTACCTGTAAGCTACGACGCCTACAGCATCGCTCAGAATGTAGCTAACGCTTTTAGACTTTTCACTGAAGACGCCTGGTACTTTCCCGAGAGAGGCATAGCTCACTTTTTAGTAGAACTTAGAAAAGAACCAAGACTAAACGTCCTCAAGTCAAGGCTGCGTCAAGCCGCGCTAGCGATAGACGGCGTAAAGGACTGCGAGATATCACTACTGAACATAGAAGGCCGAGATTTGAGCGGCATGGCAACCCTAACCCTAGAGAATGGAGAGACATATAATGTTGACATTTGACAGCCAGACCGGATTCGCGGTCTCAGAGACCTCAGACATTCGTGACGGGGTAGCCCAGGACTGGGTGGACGCGTTCAAAGAACAAGGAAGACCAGCCCTCAACACGGACCCAGAAACACCTCAGGGTCAGATCATAGACTCCCAGACCGCGGCAATTCACCAAAAGGATGTGGAGCTGGCCTTTTTAGCCCAGCAGTTCAACCCACAGACCGCTTCAGGTCGTTGGCAAGACGCGCTGGCTAAGATCTACTTCATTAGTCGCAAACCCGCAATCAACTCAACCTGCGTATGTACGCTCACAGGGATCAACGGAACCACCGTAACCGCCGGCGCGTTAATCCGGTCAAGCTACGATCAGACATTATGGTCATTAAACAAAGACGCAACTATAGGCTCTGACGGAACTACAACTGCGACCTTCACCTGCCAAAGTGAAGGTGCTATCCTGGCCGGAGCAGGAACCTTAAGTCAGATCGTGACAACCACACCTGGGTGGGATGCGGTAACCAACGCCGCAGCAGCTGAGGTAGGCCAACTGGTGGAGAGCCAGGCAGCCTTTGAGGCCCGCCGATATCAGTCTGTAGCACTAAATGGCAGAAGTACAACCACAGCCGTATACGCCAGAGTTGCGGAAGTTGACAACGTCATAGCCGCTTACGTCACTGACAATAAGACCAACCTCAACAAGACCATCGACGGCTACACAATGTCTCCGCACTCAATCTACGTAGCTGCTATAGGTGGAGACGATGACGACATCGCTAAGGCGATCTACAACTCGGTAAGCGCGGGTTGCGATTACAACGGCAACACCACAGTGACTGTAACCGACCAGAACACGGGTGCGATTGAGGCTGTAACCTTTATGCGACCAACTCAGCTGCCACTGTACGTGAAGGTGATCCTTCAAGACGATGGCAATCTTCCAGACGGATACAAAGCAATCGTGCAGCAGGCCGTTTATAACAATTTCTACGGCTTAGACACCACGACAACAATCAGCGGAGAAGCAATCCTCCGTGTTGTTATGAACTCAGACCTCTACGCTTCTCGTTTTATGCCCTCAGTTTTGAACGCTGGTATAAGTCAGATCCTGAGAGTAGAAGTATCAGTCGACAATAGCGTCTGGGTGGACTACGTTCATGTACCTATCAGCAACGAGCCAACCCTGGAGCTTGAAAACATTCAAGTCGTCGTAGCATCATAAGGAGTGGATCATGGAAGCAGACGACAACTTCTACATAGATGCGACAGTTCAGTCACAGTACGCAGCCTCACCACACATAAGAGCGCTCGTGGACTCGTTCTGGAAAGCTATCAACCCAGAAGCCGACATCAACGAGATATATAAGAACATGGTCGATCCAGACACCGCAGTCGGATTTGGCTTAGACGTCTGGGGCCGAATCGTGGCCATCGGCCGAGAATATATAGCATTAGATGAAAGCACCGAATACCTTGGATTCAATCCGCCAGCAGGAGTAACAAACCCAAGGCTGAACTCACTGAACAATGCTCCTTTTTACAGACCTGTGGACGGAAAAGTCAGACTCGCAGACAACGCGTATCGTACCTACATCTTCATTAAGGCGATGATTAACCTCGGCACCGGAACGCTGGCAAGTCTCAACGAAATGCTGGCTTTTATGTTTCCGAACACGAAGATCTGCTGTATTCATGTCGACACCATGGTACTGCGACTCGTTATACAGACTAGGATAAGCGCTGCGGACAAGACGGCATTGCTACGGCTACCATGGCTCCCCGCGGGCGTAGGTCTTGAGCTGTACCAGGTCGTAGCTCCGACCTTCGGATTCAACGGTTCCGGTCTGATGCCTTTCAATCAGGGAACCTTCGCAACCTACAAAGTAACCAGCAATCAATAAATAGAGGACAAAACAAATGGCCGTATTCAACGAACCAACTCAATGGGATCACACCCTAGGCAACAACGCTGATACCTCAACTCTGCCTGACGACGCAGCCGCAACCGCAGGTATCGCATCACTTCAAAAACTATTCCAGATCATCAACTCCACTCCACTAGAGGCTGGAGGTATTGCACCAGACCGTGAGGACGTCAACGCCCTTTTTAAATACCTGGGCGATCAGATTTTCTATACCCAGAACGGAGGAATCCCAAGCTACAACGCTGCCTACGATTACATCCCAGGACGCGTAGTCCTTTACACCGACAACAATCTTTATAAGTGCATCCAGCCCAACGGGGCCAACTCCACAGTAGTCGCACCAACAGACAGTACTTACTGGTCTCGGATTCCTACATACACTGACTTACCTGATCCGATTCCTACCGGAGTTATTCTGACTTTTGGCGGCTCAACCGTACCTGAAGGTTTTTTACTGTGTAACGGTGCCGCAATCTCAAGAACTACCTATGCAAAACTATTTGCTGCAATTGGTACCCTATATGGTGCTGGTGACGGTGCAACGACTTTTAATTTGCCAGACATGAGAGACAAATTCGCAGAAGGTTCGGGTACTTATACTGTTGGTACAGCCGTTGAAGCTGGCTTACCTAATATAACAGGTAGTAGTTTTATTATTACTGTGAACCCTAACAGACCATCTTCTTTGGGGTGTGTTGATTCAAGTTATGTAAGAGATGTGTGGAAGCTAATAAATGGTTCTTCTGTTATTGTTTGGGGTGATGGTCAAATTAACGCCTCACGTTCATCATCAATATATGGCGACAGTACAACAGTACAGCCTAACTCTTTAATATTTAATTACATAATTAAATATTAATGAAGATGGTTGTACAGTTTCACCCTTACTGTAAATTGCAGAGCATTTGCTTGCATCCATCTTTATCTTTAAGACGGGAATTGTTTCTGCATACGCTAAGCCAACACCATTAATTCCGGCAGAAGAAAAGGGTCCAGTCAAATATGGGTAATGGTTATGAGTTGTGAATATACCTGTAATATTAGGACCTAATATTACAGGTAAATTTGGAATTATTTGGTCAGCAGCTTTAAGTGTTTTAGTTCAAGAAGGTGCTTTATATGCGGATACATTTAGGCCAGGGCAATTACCAGGCGGTACCCTTAACTATGGCATTCCTTATCTAGGATTTGATGCTAATAAGAGCTCATCCGTGTACGGTAATGCCTCAACCGTACAACCATCATCTCTAATATTTAATTACATAATTAAGTACTAGTGAACTTGGTTGTACTGTAGTGCTATTTCCGTAAATTGATGTTGATTTGGAGGCTGAAAAACCTATGTCATTATTTGCGTTAGCAACTACGCTCGCACTGATACGACTATTTGTTGATGAGGTAAAATAAAATGAGCCTGTACAACCATTACTTCCTGTTACTAAATACAAATTTACCTGTAATATTAGGTAATAAAACAAAGCTACCAAAGCTCATTTTTAAAGTGATTTTTGATAGCTTTTATTAAAGTGCTAAGCACAAGTTAATGAGTATTGCTAATTGACGCCCCTACAGCACATATAACTTGTTGTGCCGAAAGATCGTGAGCACATACAGCACAATATGCATTGAAAATGTAATTCCACCATTTTTGCATTATTGACTTACGCTGTTCCAGGTAGTCACCTCTAAGGTAAGCTCTTTCAGTTGCAGATCCTGAAAGGTGAGCTAAACAATCTTCAGCAACTTCATGAGGAACATTGTTATCACGTAGCCAAGTGCGACCTGTAGCACGTAGACCATGGTGACACAGTTTGCCGTTAAGAGGTGTGCCATTAAGCCATTTAGAGAGATGTTGCTTGTTGATAGGATAATTACTACGACCGAAGCACCAAACATACACTGAACGTCGTTTTCTAAGCGTTTTAGCAAAGTTTAATAGTTTTATCATTTCAGGGCAGATAGGAACTCTATGAACTCTGCGTTTTTTCATAATATCTGATGGAAGAATAAGGACATCATCTTTAATCCAAGACCATTTTACAGATGAGCACTCTACAGGACGTAACATTGAGTAAACTGCAAATAAGACATAGCAATGAAACCACATTGGCATTCCAATAAGCAAAACAAACAATTCATTTAATCGATTAGCAGGTATAAAAGCGCGGTTAACAGGTTGATGCTGACTAAAAGCTCTACTTAGCTTTCTGCAAGGATTATGTTCAAGCAATCCGGCACATACGGCAAGCTCTAAAATTTCATTGAGGCGCATCAAAGATCTTTTAAGCGTTGGCAACTTACCTTCATTTTGAAGAGAAAGCAGTAACTCAAAAACGACCGGAGCTGTTATCTGTTCAAGCTGTAGCTTACCAAGCTTAGGCATCAGATGTAGCTCAATGCGTTGGCATTCCTCAACGTATGATGAGATATGACCTTTTTTCTTCGATTGCCACAGCTTATAAGCATCACGCAGTGTTAACCCTGCAGATGGTTTTAATTTTAGTTCTTCACGTTTTAGGTGTGCTGCTTGTTTTGCTTGTAATACTTTAAGTTCAGGCCATGTACCTAAAGTAATGTCTCGTACTCGACCGCAGTACGAGTAACGCAATACCCACGACTTGTGCCCAGAGCTTTGAACTCTTAAATACAAACTTTCACCGAGCGCGACTGTATAGCGCTTATCTTTACCTTTTAATTTTTCAATTTTTTTATCTGTGGTCATATAGGAGATCCTTAATATGTCAAATACAACGAATGCATATCAGTTCGACAGCAACGGCTATTTTATCGGTGAGACCATGGTTATGACTGATCCTCTAGCAGGTGGCTGGTTAGTGCCTGAAGATTGCACTTTAACCAAACCTACAGCTAAAAAAGGCTATTGGAGCGTATATAACAAAGACACAAAAGAATGGGGCTACGAGTTAATCCCTACTACAGCAGCTGAGCTTGAGAATTTAACTGTGCTCCATGAAGATCAATCAAAACACAAGTATGAGCTGAAGAACCTGGTAGATACTTTAGTAACTGACGATAGTGGATACGAAACTAAGCGAGACGACGATAACAACATTACTGTAGTTAAGAAAGCGCCAGTACCTGAGCCTACATTAGATGAGCTAAAAGAAAAGAAACTTGATGAGCTGACAGCAGCAGGACATCAGTTTGACAATCAGCTTGTAAATGAAGATATGATCATTACTTCATCATTAGGCTTTAAAGCTAATGCTGATTTACGCTCACAGAATAACATCAATGGCTTGATTGCAGCGGGTCAGGAACCTGTAGCTTATGTGGATTCACAAAATGTAGCTCACAGTTTAACTTTGTCTCAACTAAATATTTTATTGCAAGAAATCATTTTATGCGGTCAGTACTTATATCAGCAGAAGTGGTCCTACCGCGCACAAATCAATGCATGTACTACTAAAGAAGAGTTAGCAGCAATCACCTTTGAATTTAAGATGAAGGACTTTGCTAATGAGTAGATACTTTCATAATCTTGCTGTATCTATTGACCAGCTAGCGAACACACTGTTAGCTGGCTATCCAGACGAAACACTGTCAGCTCGTTCATGGAGATGCCGAGATAAAAAGAGATGGTTTATACTGATGAAAGTAATTAACTTCTTAGCTCACAATCAACATCACTGTGAACAGGCTTTTGCTAAAGAGATTGATTTACCTGAATACGTCTATGGAAAGTCGTGGGATAAAAAGTACTGAGAGGTGCATTATGTACACAAGATTACACGCTGTTAATGGCATTGTTGGCAAGGGCGTTAAGTTCGAGAGAATTAGACGTGTCACTGGTTATCTTGTAGGAACCTTAGACCGTTTTAACAACGCAAAACGAGCTGAGGTTCGTGACAGAGTTAAGCATATGCATGCATAGCATTTATCATTTTACTGATGTCAGTAAAATGGTTTACTACAAAAAATAAGCCCCTCTTTGCAAGGGGCTATTTACTGTTATAGTATTAAAATCTGTTTCCGTTCCAGCCTTCACTAAGAATACTCATCAAATCCTCCAACTGCCATCTAAATATCTCATACCAATCCTTTTATTATAACAGCAAATCCGCGCCACCTCTTAAGCACAACTCTACATAATTGCACCAGCGCTGCATCACTTCTCTGCGTTCTTCAAGTCTGTCAGATCGCACATAAGCCTGTACGGTCGAAGAGCCTACCGAGTGAGCAAGACACAGCTCAGCGACCTCGAATGGTACTGCATTATCGAACATCCACGATCTGCCTATGGCTCTAATGCCGTGAGGTACCAGCACATCGGCAAAGCCGTTGCGCCTTAAGAACTGCGAGGCTGAATTTGTGCTGACAGGACGATCACCGTTGCGCTGAGGAGAGGGGAATACGTAACCGGAAGTGCGAGGAAGGTCATCAAGTAGCGCTATGAGCTGTCGTGACATCGGTACAACATGCTCGCGTTTCATCTTCATAACTTCTGCAGGAACTGTGATTGTCTTATCTTTGAAGTCTATCCAATCCCAGCGCATGGCTGTGTACTCACCAGGACGCAAAAGCGTATAAAAGCCACAGAGCAGAACAGACCAGGTGGTGTGCGACTTTATGCCTTCGGCTTTCAGCTTACAGAGTACCTCAGGGAGCTCTGAATAGCCGACACTCGGACGGTTCTTTCTTTTGTTTGATGGCGAAGGGAAAACAGCGGCAAGGTTCTGCCAACGAAGCTGATCAATAAGCCCAGAGTTATATGCGAATGTCTCAAGACTGCGAAGCTCACCACAGATACGCTTAAGAGTTTCGAGTTTCGCTCTCTGACCAAGGTCAGACTTCAGCTCCTCAATAAGAGCTGTAGGTGTTATTTCTTTAAATGCTACTGAGCTAAATCTTGGCAGCAGATATTTATTAAAGCGCCTGTCTATATCTACCCAGTTCTTAATCTGTGTCTTCTTTAGCGCAAGCCATTCCCGATATACGGAAAGAAAATCTATCGCCTTTGTAACTTTTAACGCTCTCAGCTCTACAGAAAGCCTCTGCGCCTCAAGACGGGCATCTTTAAGAGTCATATCTGGAAATATACCCAAAACTTTCGATACGTGCTGGCCCTTTATCGAGCGGTTTAGCACCCAGCGTTTGGCCCCGCCAGGCTCAACTCTTAAAAACAGTCCTGAGCCATCGTTTAGCAGATAATTTTTATTTTTAGGCTGCGCAGCTCTAACTTCAATAATCGTAAGCATAATCAGTCCCAGAAAAGTTTGTATGCAATTTTTGATCATTGACAAATTAGGTGTCAGTTTTTGAGTTGCATACAAATTGCATACAAGGCTTTATAGCAAGATAATTTATTTTAGTTTATTACAGTTTAGTACACGTTTATTGTGATTGCAACGCGACTTGTGATGATGTTATGAGGGGTTGAATAACCGTGAAAATGGGGCGACTGCGGAAAGAAGGAGAGCTTAAAACAGAATTAACGCATTGAATTGTATAGAATTGATTGCGATTGTATGCGATTTTGTATGCAAGTTGCCGAAAAATGACAACTCCGAAATGGGGATTCGAACTCCGCCAAATACACCCGATGATCAACAATTAACTAGACTGTAATCGATAAAACTATAAAGCCCCAGAAAATCAATCCGGGGCGAGAGTAACAAACAGTAAAATACTTAAATAAGTTATTCACTCTCCTTTTCAAGCAGCAACAGGTAACCGGCGCCAAAGGTCCACAGACCAAGGGTGAAGCACAAGCAGACAGCTGATAGAATAAGCATGAAAAGGTTTGAAGTGCTATGTGGCAGGATTTGACGGCAATACCAGCCGTCAACATTTGCTCTTGATAGTGCCTTATCGAGCGCTCCTCTTGGATTGGTAAGCAGCGCACCAATTAACCCGCCCATAAGTGCTATTCTTTCAACTTTATTAACTCTCATATAAAACCTCCGGAGAAAATAAAAAATCGACTAAAAGTATAACCCATGAAGTAGGGTTGTGATTAGTCATAGGTCACGGTTTAGAGAATCAGACTAAAATGCTACGACTAGGATAAGTAACCTTGTGGGTCGAAGGGTAGAACCTTCGGCTCTTTCAGGTTTGCAAGCTCCACACAGTCGTGGCCATGAGCAGCGAAAAACTGCTGCAAGCGGGTTATGGTATCCGGCAGGCTCTTAATTCTCTCCGAATCTGTGGCCGTGTCGGCTATAGCAATCAGCAACTCGCGCACATCCATTAGATCGTACAGGAATTTCTCGTCTGTTGACATCGCAGCAAGCTCGTTAAGAGTGTCACGCAGCTGGGGAGTAAGGGTAGGAAGTCCGGTCTTTTTGTCTCTTACCTGGACCTTTTTAAGTGTGATCCCCGACAGTTTAGAATCGATGATTATATCAGCCTGCCAGGCTGCCAGCTGTTTATAGGAAGGCACTTTGCAGGATTCGTGAATTCGTCTCCATATAAGCGCAGTCGCACAGCCTAACTCCTGAGCGCGCTTATGTACAATCTTAGTCACTTCGTACAGCTGTGCGGGTGTGGCTGTGTCCTTATCATACTGGAAATGCAGCTGCTCGATTTCGTATTTTAGATCGTTTATTTTCTGTCCGTACTCACATTCCAGGGCTTTTATTTTCTGCTCATGCTCACGCTGCTGCTCGAGAAAGCGAGCGCCGGTCTCCTTGTCCTCTTTTGCGCGCCATTTTTGCTCGAAAGCACGTGCTGCCTCTGTCTTTCTGAGTTCATCCTTTAAGCACATAATCGTAAGATTGAGAGAAGACTCTGAATCTCTTTTCTCGTCGGCAAGCTCTTTGACCCTGTCGCTCAGTTCTTTAAGCTCCTTGTCTTTTTGCGACAAAGTGTACCCTCCAGTCTTGCGAATTGAAGGTAATACTTCATTACAAATCCACTGCCTGAACTCACGGGCAACCTTAGCACGTGATCTCATCATTACGAAGTATAACTGTGGCTCGGTGATCATGGTGAATTCCTGGTCACGTCCTAATGTGTCTTTAAGATGGGCTAAGTTTAACTTAGGGCACCCAAACTCATCTTTTATCTGATTTGCCATAACTGTGGGATTTGTGAGATTTAGCGTTACACAGACATCGGAAAGACAGAAAAGGATTACACCTTCATCTGAAGTAATTACTCTGATATTTGAACTATGAAAGTCGTAAGTTGAAAGATTAGAATTAGCCATGATGGGCTCCTATTGATTTACTTTTGATAATGCCTTTTTGCGGGCGGTGAGTGCTCAAAAACTCGTCAATAGTCGAGCGGTGCTTATTCAGTATATTCACACCACACTCACCATACAGCAGATACACTAAGCCTAACGACTAAGTATATTGATAGGGTGAGATGACGCTTGTCGCAACATCTGCGCTATTGAATGTCGTGTTTTTGAGGCACGGTAGGGAAGTCCCTACATCGGCGATAATAGCGCAGAAAAATTGGAGCGTCAAGGAGTTATTTTTGTTCTTTTATCCTTTAGGTAAATGTCTAAAAGGCCATGCTTTAGTTTTTCAGGCAGTAGAACTTCTATATTGTTGACTTTATATTCGCCGTACTGTTTAATTACATCGTGATCCAATCCTGTGTCGCAGTAGACATTTTTAGATTCATCGCCTTTTATAGTTACACGCACAAAAGCATAGTTTAGGACTTTAGCCAATTTCTTGAGCTTCATCGTTCACACCAAATAAATATGCAATTCATTATCTACAGGTTTTATCAGGTCTACAGGGTAATGTAGAAAAACGTCTGGTATTGCCGAGAATTTGCCTCGATAAAGGATGCCGTCACAATACCAGAGCCAAACTGTTTCGTCGCGGCAGAGTATCCTTCCTAAGTCAGCTAAGGTCATTCTTATATCCTCTTTGAGATCTTATCAAGGGCATCTACTACCATGTGCTGGAATGTCCACATTTCACTTAAATTTCCAGAAGCGGTAGTCCTGGTAAATGCATAAAGCACCTAACAGGACAATGCAGATAAGCTCGTCACTCATCTTCAGCTACCTTTAATTTCTGCACGAAGCCAGCAATAATATCGAAACTGAAATCGTTGTACCATCTTTAAGGTTAATTTCTAAGCTCGCATCAAAATCTTCTAAGATATAGTCCGGCACGAAAATTTCTAAATTAGTTAATTTGAGGTTGTGTGTATCACTTAATTCACTCATTTTTAGCTTTCACTCCAAAAGGTTGCCATTTATCATTTACGTTAATTTCAAATTTATCAAACAAATCGGCAAAAGAATAAACTTGACCATTACCTAAAATGATTGAATATATCGAACCACTATCAATAGGTAGTTCTTTTGTGCCTGTAATACCAACTATAATTGTTGCTCCTGTACTTTTATCTTTTAATTCTAAAACACGACCCACAAAAGCTAAAACATCACAATTCAATAAATCTTCAAGTTCTTCAATATCCTTACAAGGTCTCCATTTAAGTTTTTTCTCTGTAGGCTCTGTTTTCTTTACTTTTTCTAACGGTAAAAAGTAGGTATAGTTACCACAGTAGTCATAACTACAACCAACCATAAAACGATAAATGTTACGACTTTTATTGATCGTATATAATGTATCAATATGCCTTTTATTTTCGATGTAATCATCTAATTGTTCTAGATGGACAGCATAGTATCCTCTTTTGCCTATATAAGCCTTTGCCTGTTCAACGTCATCGGGTCCAAACACATCTTCAGGGTTAAAATTTCTAAACTCCATTTTATTCTTCTGTAACCTCAACGTCTTTTATGTGAACCTCGCATTGATCACCTACGCATGACTTTAATTCCTCTTCAAGTGCTGATGAATTGTTTTCTAAACAATAATTTCTTAAATCGGCTAAAGACATCTTTTGAAAATCTTTGCTCATATCTTCTCTGTCATAGCTATCTGTAATTTCTACAGTAGTTTTAATCTTAATCATTTTCTTCTACTCCAAAGGGTTGCCATTCGCCGTCATCATTCATTATTTCAGCAAGATCAAACCACCGCTCAAAATTTCTGCCCTCGATGATCGGTTCACAAATATCTTTCAAATCAACGTCAATTCTGTTAATTACTATTGTACTTGCGACACGTAGGGCTTTCTTTTCTCTGTATTTAAAGTAAAGACCTAGTAACATTACTGGAGTAAAATCTTCTTTTGTAATATGAGCATTAAAAGATAAAAATTGATAAAGCTCATATAAGTCTCTAAAAGGTCGATACTTCTTTTCTGGCTTATCTTTTTTTACCGCATCTAATGGTAAGAAAAAAGCGAAATTATTAGTTCCACTAAAAGCACCTGTATCTGCAAAATACACTGCATATCCAAAACAATAACAGCCATTGTCGCTTACCTGGTACAACTCATGTAAACGGTCTTTTTCTCCATTGTTGTATCTTTTAATTTCGTCATCAATTTCTGATAAAGAATTTCCAAAAAAGCCTGCATCTGACAGTGTGTGAACATCATCTCTATTAGCCCATGACTTAACGTCCTTAATATCAAACTTCATTTTATTTATCCTCTTTATCAGTAGTTGTGTTTAATGCTGAATAAAATTCTGTTAGTACCGCAACAGTTTTTGCTAACAGAGATATTACTTTTGTATGTTCTGATAAGGTCTTTGCTACAGAGTAAGTAAATATAAAATTAAAAATTGAAATAATCATTACCACAATTATTGCCGTAGTCTCGTACATAATCACCTCAAATGTTAAAACAAACCACTGTCGTCATCAGAATCCAAAAATGCGATGAAGACCGCAGCGAAACAGCATGCGACTAACATATCCAATAACACTTTAAACTCTCCCCAATTCCAATTTCAGCTTTTTAGCCTGAGCCTTTATCCCTACGAGCTGGTTAAAGTGAAACTTCATGAGGTCTGCGTCCTCTTTTCTTTTCAAAGGTTTAATCCTCGCAGCTAAAATGATCATCGCAGCTAAAATGCGCATTTCATGGTTGAAGTGTTCATCAAAGAGTGCTGGGTTTCTTATAAGCCTGCGAGCTCTACGAATATCCAGGAACTCCTCCAGAACAACATCAAATTTAGAATGGAAAACCTTACGAGAAAAATCGTACTTTTTATGCCCGCGCCTAAAGTCCAGGACTTCACGTATATAAGTTTTCACACCACCCGCGGCTCTGTGAACCAGGGCCAGGGCATACATATGATTTTGCGTAAAGCGCCTATACTTACGTTTCATTCCTTGCTCCTAGCCGTAGCTTTCAATAGCTTTGCGAATGTGAGCAGCTGCGATCGCGGTAGAGTCCACGTCACCCTCGCTCAAAAGGTCCAGAGCCTCCTCAGCCTCGGATGAGTAACAGTCGCCGAGCAGTTCGGCAGAACCCAGAACGTCGCCATTTTCTAGGCGATCTAGAGCCTTAATAAGTAGTTGCTTCTCTTCCATAGTTAAATACCTCCTCACCTGCACAATTAAATCCATTCGGACCTTGCGCTGCTAGTCCCCATACTTCAGAAGTAACCAAAAGCAGATCACAAACGCTATCATTACTGCTATAAATTCAATCACTGTTTCCATTCTTTTTTCCTTTCCTTCTTATCGCGAGATTCAGCTTTGCAACGGTAATGGCCACCTTGGTAGCCTGTGCGTTCTGTGATCTCAGCTTCTTGGAGTTCAGGATTCCGTTCTCTTCCTTACTTATAAGAGCGAGATTTGACAGCTCGCAGTTGCGAGTGTTGCCATCAAGGAATATAACCATCATTCCTTCGGGTATAGGGCCATGAGCCTGTTCCCATACGTAGCGGTGTTTGAGCACCCAACGATCCCACTGTTTGAGCTCAGCGCCGTCTCTGAGTTTGAGCAGCACGTAGCCGTCACGAAAAACTTCAGTGCCAACCGGAAGTGAGTTCATTGATTTGCAGCCTTTCCGGAACCATGTCCCTCTGATCTTCTCTCTGACCTCTGCGCTCATTTCCAGCCCTTTATTGGCAGGGGTGTGACCTGCCGTAAATCTCCCAGTGCGACCGGTAGATATACCGAGACGATGCATAAGCCCTTTTAATGCGGTCAGGCCTAATCCCAGCCCGAAACGATACTCGAGAATGCCCGTAGCTTCTTTAATCGTGTGTGTTTTCACAAGCTCTCTTAAGGTATCTGTGAATTCCTTTGTGTACCTGGGCGCGTTGACGATTCCGTAGTGAGACTTATAGAACGTCATCGAACTGGCGCTGATAGGCCTTGTGAGCTTGAACTTCTCATTGCAGCGACGGGCCATCTCGGAAGTTGGGACCCTTTCAGAGGCCATCTGCCTTACAAAGTCCTGCATTTCTGGAGGGTAACGTCGGTTCATACCTGAGTGCCTTTCTTATCTTTACTGATGCCCAGCAGCGTTTCAGGCATAGCCTCAGCGCCAAACCTGCCGCTCTCGTTTAAAACCTTCACCGCACGAAGCTGGGTGTCGGCGTTATGCAGAATGGACTCTGCCACGCCAACGATAGCTGTCGAACGCGATACCTCGGAGGTGAGATCGTCACCTTTCAGGCTCTCATCATTAAGCCTTTCGAGAGCTGCAAATAAATGATTATTCAGATCGTTAAGTGAATTCTTCATAGCTGACCTCTTTCAAGTTCATTCAGTGAAATCTCCGAAATTTCAATCTTCATTTTTTACTCCTTAATCTGTATCTCTTTCCGGTGTGCTGTCTTTCTTTGCCCGCTCTACAGCATCATCAAACTTCTTGGCAACCTCGCCACAGTAGGAGGCAAACGCCGCGTCATACGCTACTGATTCCTGGTACTCATGCAGAAGCCCTGATACCATTCCGGCAAGATCTGCGCTTAACTCAATCTTCATTTTTATCTCTCTTTTCAATTAGTAAAACAATCGCATCCTTGTGTTCGTCAAGCCAGCAGGTGCCTTTAATCTCGTAGCCAAAGAAAGGTCTGAGCGCAGTCTCATAACCCCCGCTTACATCTGCAAGTGACACCGTTGTCCAGAAATCACGAACTATCACACGCTTTGGCGAATTCTTGATCTTCTTTCTCTGCTGCACATATCCGTATACATTCATAGTCCTGAGCTCCCGAAACCGCCTAATCCGCGTTCGCTCTTAACTCCTGTAACATTGCCCTCCACAAGATGCACATCTGGAAGCGGAACAATGACCAGCTGAGCGATGCGGTTACCTTTAAAGATCCTTAAATCGTACTTAGATACGAGAACCACCGATATAGAGCCGGTGTAACCCGCGTCAATCACACCTGTAGGAGTTGCCACTCCGGCGCAGTTGTAGGAGGAGCGAGGAAGTACCAGACCTACATACCCCTCTGGGATAAGTACATGCACGCCGGTGTCAACCTTAAAGGTCTTGTCAGGACTCAGAGCCACGTCTTCTCTTGCAAAAAGGTCAAAGCCTGCGTCTGCCTCGTGTGCCTTCACAGGTTTGTAAGCTCCCGCGTCAAGCTGATAAATGATCTTCTGTTTAAGCATTTGCGCTGTCTCCACCCTCTATATGTTTGATTAAATGGTTGATGTACCATTGGGCCTTCAATAGGTCCTCCTTGCCGTTTTTTCTTTTCCAGCGATACAGGTACTTAATCGCATTCGCAGTACACACAGCTTCGATGCCGTTAAGGCCTTCGGTAGCTGCCTCCAGACAGTCAATACATTCAACTTTGCCCTGATAGTGTTCAGGATGATTAACTACATCATTCATTTTTAATAAATTCCTAAAATTTCCTGAATAGTGTCAAATGACACGTAAATAATTCCTAGAATGAGGAGGATCAGAACCCCCGTACTTAGCAGCTGTCTCATCTACAGTCTCACTCTGATCTTCTTTCTCTTTGCGTAGGTGCCTATCCAGTCGTACACTTTCCAGGAGCGATAACCGGCAATGCGTGGCTCGAATTTCGGAAAGCTAAGTGACTGCGCATACTTACTTAGAAACTCAGCGTCACCTGAGAGCAGCGCAGTGACGTCGTCGGATGTCAGCACCGCCTTTGTCTGCAGAGCCTTGAGCGCGTCTGTACTTAAAAGAAACTCCTTAGTCTCCTGAGGCTTATCAACGACTGCAGTCTTTTTGCGCTTTGGCTTTACCTTGGTCTTTACCTCCGCATTCGCGGACTTGATGTCATTACGAGTAGACCGGGAGACTATTGATTTCTTTTCTCTCTTAATCAGGATCGCGTTTTTGCCAAAGCCGTGTCTTGAATTTGAGCTCTTAATCATGGCGTGACGAGGCTTCATACCCTCAACTTCCTGTCTAATACTCCACTCCTGCGCTGCAAGCTCTTCGGCCTGCTCTCTGTCAAGTCCATACCCGCCCTGCAGGTACTCATCTGTCGTAAGACGTTTGAACCTGTCCTCGCTTGTTCTTCTTGCAATCATGATCGTGCCTCCTCAAAGGTCTTTCTTGCCTTAAGCTCTACGAAGCGGTCAAGCGCTTCTGGTGCCCATAAAAGCTTCTTCTGACCCTTGTACAGTTTCACAGGAGCCGGAAACTCAGGATCTTTTTTTAGAGTGAACAGGGTATTGCGACCTACGCCCAGGTATTTGGCCGCGCTAGCACTGTCCAGTAGTTTTATTCCTTCAACCATTGCTGTCTCCTCAAAAAGGCGCCGGAGCACAAAGGAGTAAGCCTCCGGCGCAATGTTTGTCTAGCTCTCAAGCTACAACTTCCACAAATAAAAAGAATGCGCAAAGCACAAGCAGCGCGATTAAAGTCATCTGCATGTGTCCATAAAGGGCGAAGTCTTCTTTTAGCCCTGCCATAAGTTGTTTTAAGCTCATCAGACGACCTCCACTGAAGGGCAGAATGCGCCGTGCTCAACATTAAGCTCGTAGAGTTTTCTAGCCTTGTGCAGACGCTGTACGCGCTCGATGCGTGAGCAGCGAAGACTCTCTGAAGGAACAATCAACGCAAGCCCTCCGGTGCTCTTGTCGAAGATCCTGTAGACGGCATCGCGTGGAGGCTTTGCCCTACACAGTTCCAGGCATGCGCTCCCCCAGCTGACCCCATCGAGAAGAGTGTCCACGCCCCTGCTGTCTGCTCTGATAAGTGATACCGCACCATTCATTTTTTATTACCCTCGTTTTACGGTTTTATTCAGTTTAAATACGTTTAAAATCGTTTATGAACTAATCAATTTGTGTTTAAAGCATAAACTAAAGTTTAATTTTTGTAAAGTCGATATACTGAACTTTATAAAAATTAGTTTATAAAAATTTTGTGATGTGAGTTTGGTCACACAAATTTAAAAAGGGTAGTACAGGGTAGTTTAAGAGAATGAAAAAGCCCCGCTGTCAGTAACAGCAGGGCTTAAAGAAAGGAAAGTGGGATTAAAGCGCTCCGGAACGCTCTATGACACGGCCTATGATGTAGACACGGTTCGCTGCCTCTGCCTCCAGAACGACATCGTGATATGCGGGGTTCTCGGATTTAATAATAAGCTTGCCAAACTCTTTTATAAGACGTTTAACCATAAGCTCATGGTCATAAGCTATTGCGTAAATGGCCCCATTCTCGATCTTCTCTATCTTGGAGCAGTCAATGAGAATGCAGTCACCGTCCAATATAAGAGGCTCCATGGAATCTCCGGACACTCTTACACGCTTACAGTTGGATGCCTTAGTGCCGAGTTTCTCAAAAAAGTCTCTTCTGTATAGGGCAGGAACTGTGCCAGACACCTCCTCATATGAAGGCTCCGGCGTTTCCCCACAACCGAACACCACATTGTACTCAGGCACCTCAACCATGGACGAACCGTCCACAGGAGACAGAAGGTTCGACTTCCTGGAGCCCTCACCGGTGATAAGCCACAAAAGATTAACTTTCAGCACCTCCGCAAGCTTTACGACATAGTTAGCTGAAGGCAGACGCTGCTGATCAGTGTTAAGCCACCTATTTAGAAGCTGTGATGTTTCTCCGATTTCACGAGCTATCTGAGCCTTTGTTTTACCCGATTCGGCGATAGCCAGAGACAGCCTTAACTTGAATGCGTTTGAATCTTCGCTTGAAGTCATTTTTACGATCTCCATCAATTTATAAATAAAAGTTTAATTGGTCGCTTGAAAATATCAATTTCTGTGAGTAAACTTGTTTTTAACAAAACAATAAACAAAAATTTAATTGTTTGGAGGAACCGTGAAAACTCTGACAGACAGAGAACTGTATGCGACCCTGACCGCTGAATTCATCAGCCTTCTGGGCACAAAGAAAATCTGCAGAGTCTGTCAGCGCTCACCGCAGGCGCTGACAGGCTGGAAAAAGCGAGGCATGCCACTAAGCTGGAGGCTTGTTTTTAAGCAGAGATACCCTGCGGAATTTAAAAAAGTATTCGGAAACGAGGAGACACACTAATGAGTGACATTGTTATGACTACAGATCGCGAGGCACTTAAGTCTGCGATCTTTTACATGGAAAAGGCTCTCTCAGCTTTTAAAAAGGGCCTTAATTTAGAGGTTGAGAATGAAAAGATTAATACAGCGCAAAAGACTGTGGAGAAGACTAAAGCAGCGCCAACAGAGACTAAGCAGAAGGTAGAAGTCCCTAAGAAGGGGCCTGAAAAGCTTGCACCAAGCATCGAAGACATCAGAAAGGTTTTCGCGAAGATCATGCTTGACCAGGTCGTTGACGGCCGAAGCATCATCAAGTCAACGCTTGATAAGTACAACGCCACCAAGGTTTCAGAGTTCAAGCCAGAACAGTACCTGAGTGCACTGACAGATACGATTAATAACTACAAAGAAGATCTTGAAAAGAAAGATCCTCAAAACGCAGACGAGAAGTTAAATGAGATGATCGAATGGGTAATTCCGTTTTAGCCGAGCGTGAGCATTCAACTCTGTCAGCCTCAGCTTCACATCGTTGGCTTGCCTGCACCGCATCTGTGAAATTCACAGAGGGAATGCCCGACAACTCAAGCGCTTACGCTGAGGAAGGCACAAGAGCTCATGAACTGTGCGCATGGAAAGTGGCAGAAATGTTCAAAGTTCAGGGGGTTAAAAAACCTGACTTCAAGTATGACAGCGCCACAGAAGAATGCGCGGACGGTTACGCAGCTTTTATCGCCGAAAAGATGACTGACAGTGCGGCAATCTTTTTAGAACAGAGAGTTGACTACTCTGACTACACAGCTCCTGGCTCCTTCGGAACTGCGGACTGTGTGATTGTCGCAGGTGACACGCTAAATATAGTTGACTACAAGCACGGTGTAGGTGTTCCGGTTGAATGCGACCATAACCCTCAGCTGATGCTGTACGCCTTAGGCGCATACAGTGCCTTAAAAGACCTGTACGACATCAAAAACGTGGAAATGTCAATCTACCAGCCACGCATTGGCAACATCTCAACCTGGGCTACTTCAATGCAGGAGCTTATCGACACTGCAACCTCAGTGTTCAAGCCAAAGGCTGAAGAGGCTATAAGCGATAAAGGTAGCTTTTGCGCAGGTGAGTGGTGCAGGTTTTGCAAGGGTAAACAAATCTGCAGAGAAAGGGCAAGAGCCAATCTTTCACAGGCTCGTGAGGATTTCAAGCTACCACCAGAGCTCTCAAACACGGAAGTAGCCGAAATCCTGACCAAGGTCGATCAGATTATAGCATGGTGCACAGACATTAAAGACTATGCACTAGAAACTGCGCTCAAGGGCGAGAAGTATACAGGTTTCAAGCTTGTGTACGGTCGCAGCATTCGCAAGTACTCCGATGAGGAGAAGGTGGCAGACGCTGTGAAGGCCGAAGGCTTAGATCCATACGCTCACAAACTTCTGGGCATCACTGACATGACCAAACTTCTCGGAAAGAAAAGATTTGATGAAATCCTGGGCTCTTACATTGTAAAGCCTCAGGGCAAACCAACGCTGGTGCCGGACAGCGATAAAAGACCGGAGATGGCTTTAAGCGACTTCTCAGAGTTCGCTCAGAGCTGATAAACGACTAAACGTAAAAACGTAATCATGGAGAAACGTAATTATGCAAGCAACTAAAGTAGTAACAGGTCCAGATACTCGCTTATCTTATGCTCACATCTGGGAGCCACAATCCATTAATGGCTCTGATCCTAAGTATTCAGTGTCTCTAATTATTCCTAAGACAGACACTAAAACAGTAGCAGCGATTCAGAATGCGATTAAGGCAGCATATGACGAGGGGCTTAACAAGCTTAAAGGCACTGGTAAAACCGCCCCAGCACTTGAAGTCATCAAAAAACCGCTGCGCGACGGTGACGCTGAGAAACCAGATGACGAGGCCTACGCAGGATGCTACTTCCTGAACGCATCGTCAAAGAACCAGCCTCAGGTGGTTGACACAAAGGTACAACCAATCATTGAACAGACAGAGGTCTACTCAGGCTGCTACGGGCGCGTAAGTATCAACTTCTACGCCTTCAACACCAATGGTAATAAAGGCATCGCCTGTGGACTTGGCAACATTCAGAAAATTAGAGACGGTGAGCGCTTAGGCGGTGGCCCAACCTCAGCAACCGAAGACTTCGAGGCCTATGGTACCGCTGACACAGCAGCCGATTTTCTGGCCTAATTAGCAACTTAGCAGTCAAGTTTGGAGGTGGCAACCCCACCTCCTTTTTTAGCACTAAACCGGAGTAACTATGAAATTCATGTCTATCGATATTGAAACGTACAGCGATATCGACATCAACAAGGCAGGTGTCTACAGATACGTCGATACAGACGCATTCAAGATCCTGCTTTTTGCGTATTCAGTTGACGGTGGTCCTGTACAGCTTATAGACCTCACCAGAGGTGACAGCATACCTAAGGAAATTGTCAAGGCTCTCAGCGATAAGAGTGTGACCAAGTGGGCCTACAACGCCAACTTTGAGCGTGTGGCGCTATCAAGATTTTTAGGTATGCCTACAGGTCAGTACTTAGATCCTGAGGGTTGGAAGTGTTCCATGGTCTGGGCAGCAACCCTCGGTCTTCCTATGGGACTTGCTAAAGTAGGCGAAGTTCTGGCACTTGACAAGCAGAAGATGTCAGAAGGCCGTGGGCTTATATATAAGTTCTGCAAGCCCGACAAAAAGACAGGTCAGAGAGTAATGCCTGAGGAGTTTCCAGAAGACTGGGAAACCTTCAGACGCTACAACATAAGAGATGTTGAAACCGAGATGGGTATTCAGAAGATGATCAGTCCTTTTCCCTGTTCTGATGAGCTGTGGCAGGAATACTGGACCGACCAGCGCATTAACGACAGGGGTGTTGAAGTTGACTTGACCCTTGCGAAAAACGCTGTCGCTATGGACGCTGAAATCTCTGAAAACCTCATGGAAAAGATGAGATCGCTGACAGGTATCGACAATCCAAGGAGCACTTCACAGCTTGACATGTGGTTAAGAGAGCACGGTTGTGACATGGTATCGCTAGGCAAGAAAGACGTAGCGCAGGTGATAGAGGAGACAGACGATCCTCTAATTAGAAAGGTACTGTCACTACGTCTGCTCATCGCCAAATCCTCAGTTAAAAAGTACACAAAAATGCTTGACGCCACCTGCTCTGATGGCAGAGCGCGAGGTATGTTTCAGTTTTATGGAGCCATGAGAACCGGCAGATTCGCAGGACGCCTGCTACAGCTGCAGAACCTGCCGCAGAACCACATCGAAAATATCGAGCTTGTAAGAGAGCTCGCAAGACGTGGCGATCTTGAGGCGCTGTCTGTGATGTTCGATTCGGTGCCTGACATTCTATCACAGCTGATACGCACAGCGTTTGTTGCAAGAGAGGGCTCAAGATTTATTGTAGCCGACTTCTCAGCAATCGAGGCTAGAGTCATTGCCTGGCTTGCAGGCGAAGAATGGAGAATGCAGGCGTTCGCAGAAGGCAAGGACATTTATTGTGCCTCGGCTTCTGCCATGTTTGGAGTTCCTGTCGTAAAGCACGGAATCAACGGCGAGTTAAGACAGAAAGGCAAGGTCGCAGAACTGGCCTGTGGTTATGGTGGGTCCGTTGGCGCTTTAAAGGCATTCGGTGCGGACAAGATGGGCCTTACAGAGACTGAAATGCAGTCAATCGTAGACAACTGGAGAGCCTCCTCCCCAAGAATAGTACAGCTATGGTGGAACGTTGACAGAGCAATAAAACAGACACTTGAAGACGGTACAACCCACAGAACACATGGTCTTATGTTCAGTCTGCAGAAGGGAATACTGTTTATAAGATTACCTTCAGGCAGGAGCCTAGTCTACGTAAAGCCAAGACTTATAGACGGAAAAATCACATATGAGGGTGTCAGCAGCAACAAGGGCTGGGCTCGCCTTGAGTCGTACGGTCCGAAGTTCGTAGAAAACTGCCTAGCCGAAGGAACCCAGGTCCTAACCGACAGGGGCTGGATAGAAATACAGAACGTAACCACAAAAGACGCTCTGTGGGACGGAGAGCAGTGGGTAAGCCACGAAGGCCTAATCAATAAAGGAATTCAAGAAGTAATAAACATTGACGGAGCTCTGATGACTCCAGACCACAAAGTACTAACCCAGGAGGGATGGAAAAATGCACCATCGTGCAAGGGACTTAAAAGGTATGAAGTTAAACAGCCTAACAGCGATAGAGTACGCAGGGTCGAACGGGAAGAAATCCCTGTGGAAGGTAAGATGCGACTGTGGGAAAGAGTTCATCACGACTGCAGGGCATTTTTTAGAAGGAAAGCAGAAATCTTGCGGTTGCTTGAGAGGAAAGCTAATAAGCATTGCAAACGGAACCCACAGGCTCTCCAAACACCCTTTATACCATGTCTGGCGTTCAATGAAGGAACGCTGCACGGTTCCTACAGCTCAAGCTTGGGCCAATTATGGAGGCAGGGGAATCAGAGTCTGCGACAGATGGCTAGAATCATTCGAGAATTTCTGGGCGGATATGTCACCAACCTACCGGAAAGGGCTAACGCTGGACAGAATAGACGTGAATGGGAACTACACTCCAGAGAACTGCAGATGGGCGGACTACAAAACCCAGTGCAGAAACAGACGAGTAAATACACTGATAGATACACCCTGGGGCAAGATAACTGTGAAAGAGGCTGCAGATCGTTCAGGAATAGGGGACACAACGCTCCACTACAGAATACAGCATGGCTGGACGACAGATATCTTGTTCGTAAAACCGGACTTAAGAAACAGGTCTACGATCTTAAAAATGCGGGACCAAACCACCGCTTCACAATTAAAACCGAAGCAGGGCCAATGATCGTGCATAACTGCGTTCAGGCGATCAGCCGTGACCTCCTTCTTAATGCCATGAAACAGGTAGGACCGGACGCCCGCATCTGCATGCACATTCATGACGAGCTGGTCATAGAGGCTGATGACTCGGTAAAGCTTGATGACGTCTGCAAAAAGATGGCTCTGGTGCCAGAGTGGGCAGAAGGACTACTACTCAGAGCAGACGGCTACGAAACCAAATTTTATCTAAAAGATTAGGAAAGGGGTGCAAAATGAAAATTGCAACGTCACAGAAGGGTCATACAGCTAAAAACTGGAAGAATGAAGACTTAGACTGGGCTCAAATCGTAGGAAGGGTAACCAGTTACAAACGTGCTGACGTTACCAGGGAAGAGTTCAATAAACTCAGCAAAGACGACCAGACCAACATCAAAAACATGGGTGGCGCTTTCGTTGGAGGGGAGCTAAAAGACGGATTACGCAAGAAGTGGAACGTGGTAAGTAGATCACTAATCACTCTTGATATTGACCACGCCACTCCGGAAGTTTTCAAAAATATAGAGTCCTACAGCGACTGCAGCGGGGTAACTACACTGGTCTATACGACTTTCAAGTCAACCTCGGCTGCCCCACGTTTACGTGTAATTATACCACTAAAAGCACCGATAAAAGAGCCTTTCTATGAGCCAATAGCCAGAAAGCTGGCGCTGATGATGGACGTTTTAGAGCTGTGCGACCCCGCAAGTTTCAGAGCGAATCAGCTGATGTTCTGGCCTTGCTATCCAAAGGACGCAGAACCATACATCAAAGAAAACAAATTCTTACCGCTAGACACAACCGAGATCGTCAACAGCTACGAAAACATCGATGATTTTAGATCCTGGCCAATGCAGGAGAGTGAAAAGGTCAAGCGTCAGGGTGAACTCATGGTGGAAGATCCACTCACGAAACCGTATCCTGTAGGCACCTTCTGTAGGGCTTATGGAATCGAAGAGGCTATACGCAAGTTTTTACCCAAAGTCTATGAGCAGGTAAGCGCCGACCGCTGGCACCTGAAGGTCGCAGACTCCTCAGCAGGTGCCGTCGTCTATGATGATAAGTTCTTTTACAGCCACCACAGCTCCGATCCTGCTTACGGCATTGAATGCAATGCCTTTGACTTAGTCAGAATACACAAATTTGGAGCTCTCGATGATAAAGCCAGGGCAGGCACGCCTTTTAACAAGCTGCCTTCCTTTAAAGCTATGATGGACCTTGCAGCTAAAGATAAGCGAGTATCAAAGCTGCAACTGCAGGAAGACGGAATAGATGTCTACATAACCGACCGAGAGGAGATCAAGCGCATTGAAGAAGACCCAACAACCGACTGGCAGCAGGATCTTGAAAAGGATAAGTCAGGAAACGTTAAAAGCACTTTAGCGAATATCGGCTCGATAATAAAGAATGACGCCCGTCTTCAAGCCATAAAGTATGACCTTTTCGCGGATTGCTTCAGCGTTGACGGGCAGCTGCCCTGGGAACACGAAGGTAGGGGCTGGACAGAGGCTGATCTTTCTAATCTTTGCATGTTCCTATCCCAACAATACGGCTTAAATGCTACTGCAAACGTATTCACCGCGCTAACCGCCACAGTCCGTAACTGTCGTGCTTATCACCCGGTACGCGAATATCTGCTCAAGCAGAAATGGGATGGAAACCCAAGAATAGATGATCTGCTCAGCCGCTATCTTGGGGCCGAGAATACGGAACTAAACAAGGCTATTATACGCAAAACACTGGTAGCAGCAGTAGCCAGAGTTATGCATCCGGGGATCAAGTACGACTCTATGATGGTATTAGTTGGAGGACAGGGCATAGGCAAATCCAGAATCTTAAGACTTCTAGGAGGCGAATGGTTCTCTGATTCTTTAACTTTAACCGACATGAAAGACAAGAACGGCGTAGAGAAGCTAAGCGGGGCCTGGATTTCAGAAGTCGCAGAACTTTCAGGTATGCGCAAAACAGACTCCGAAACAATCAAAGGCTTTATTACACGCCAGGATGACAAGATGCGTCCGGCTTATGGCCACACCGTGGTAAGCAAACCACGTCAGGGGATTCTCATCGGAACCACCAACGAGACCGAGGGCTTCCTAAGAGATCTAACAGGAAACCGCAGATATTTACCTGTACTCGTTCGAGGGCGAACCGACTTCCCGCCAGAGAAATGGGATCTTAATGAGCACGAAATAGGCCAGATATGGGCGGAGGCAGTCGTACGTTACAAGGAGAAAGAGCCACTATACCTTTCACAAGCTCTCCAGGAGAAGATCGTCAACTTCCAGAACGAGCTGCTCGAGGATGACTCTAGACTCGGTGAGGTTCAAGTTTATCTTGAAAAGCTGCTGCCTGAAGAGTGGGCTGAAATGAACAAAGAAGAGCGCCTGGATTATCTAAAGGGTAGGGAGTACAAGCCGCACAAAGGAGTAAAGCGCAGAACAGAAGTGAGCGTGGCAGAGGTATGGGCCGAATGCTTTGAGAGTGACCGAGTAAAGCTTGAAAGAAAGAACTCACTAGAAATTGTGGCAATGTTACTGAAGCTAGGTTGGGAACGCAAAAGCAGCCCAAAGAAAATACCCATCTATGGTAATCAGAAAATTTTCACCGCGCCAAGAGAAAAAAAGGCCGTAAATGATGAGAATTTTAGCACACCAAGTATGGAAGAGTTGGATGCGATGCTTCAGTAGCATGAAGATGTCTTCTCAAAAGATGACAACCAAGCAAAAAGTTCGGTTATCACTTAACGGATTGATTTATAAGCTAATACTACCGAGGCGGTAAAAAATGAGACAAAACTTTTTTAAGGCGTTGCAAAATTTAAAAATTTTTGCGACAACAGAGAAAATTTACAAATGTAGACATGATCAGCGAAAAAGAGGAAAAAAGCCTCTTGGTAGTGGGGCTAGTAGCACCTTTGGTAGGTCTCTAACTATTTGATTTATATTATATTACTACTGAGACTACTAAAACTACTAATAATTAATAAAATAATAAAATAGATAACTACATGCTACATATATAAGTTGCTGCATACAAATTAATAATAGCTATATAGAAAATTTGGTACTTTTTAGTAGTTTGATAGTAAAAGTATAAAAATCAAATAGTTAGCCCATTACGAAGAAAATGACCGGAAAAAGAGATAAACAATAGGACAATATTCACATTTTATGTTGGAAAGTAAAATCGAAAAAAAACTTGTTAGCCTGGTGAGAAGATCAGGCGGGGAATGCCTTAAATTTGTGTCTCCGGGAAATGCAGGAGTACCGGATAGGATCGTCATGATGCCCCGTGGAAAGATACACTTCGTAGAGCTCAAAGCCCCAGGGGAGAAACCCAGAGCCCTGCAGATAGCTGTACATGACAGATTTAAGCGCTTAGGCTTTACAGTTACAGTTATCGATTCTATGGAAGGCGCCGAGGCCTTTGTGAGAGCACTTGAGGGGGAACAGCATGGAGTTTAAAGCTCACACTTATCAGCAGTATGCTATTGATTACATTTTAAGCCATCAGATCGCAGCGTTGTTTTTAGACTGCGGTCTTGGTAAGACAGTCATCACTCTGACAGCGCTATGGTCGCTGATGCTTGACAGCTTTGATGTTAAACGCTGCCTCATCGTAGCTCCCCTGAGAGTGGCAAGGGATACCTGGCCTTCTGAGATTGCGAAATGGGGACATCTTGAGGGGCTGACTTATGAGGTAGCCACAGGAGACGAGAAAACCCGTCTAAAGGCCGTTAAAAACGCCATGAAAGGTAACGCAAGAATAGTGATCGTCAATCGTGAGAACTTGCCCTGGCTTATAGCTAAAACTCCATGGATTTATGACATGGTCGTACTTGATGAGCTTTCAAGCTTTAAGTCGTCAAAGGCTCTAAGGTTTAAAGCCCTCCGCAAAATACGCCCCCAGGTTAGCCGTATCGTGGGCCTAACAGGCACACCCGCTCCCAACGGATATATGGATTTGTGGGCTCAGTTCAGAGTGCTTGATGAGGGTGAGAGGCTTGGGAAGTTTATAACGAGATACAGACAGGAATACTTCACATTAGACCCTTTTAAAAAGTTTGCCGACTACGAGTTAAAACCTGACTCCGTTAAACGCATTAACGCAAAGATCGCAGATATCACAGTATCTATGAGCGCAGTTGAACACCTCAAGATGCCAGAACTGCTAAAGCAGCAGGAACTGGTTATCATGAGCCCTTCGGAGACAGAGCTGTATAACAGGCTTAAGCGTGAAAAGGTCCTACAGCTGAACGGTGATCTTGTTACTGCTAAAAACGCTGCGTCGCTTTGCGGTAAGCTCTCACAGCTTGCAAACGGTGCTATATATGACGAAGAAGGAAACGTCTGTGAGTTTCATTCACGCAAGCTTGATGCCTTAGAGGACTTAATCGAGGAGGCTAACGGCAAGCCGGTGCTTGTAGCCTACTGGTTTAAGCATGATTTTGAAAGAATTAAAAAACGCATTCCCGATGTGCGTGAGATTAAAACCAGTGAGGACATTAGAGATTGGAACGCAGGCCAAATCCGAGTGGCTTTGATTCACCCTGCTTCTGCTGGTCACGGCCTTAACCTTCAGCAGGGTGGAAATTTCATGATATGGTTCGGACTTACATGGAGTCTGGAATTGTACGAGCAGACTAATGCCAGACTTTGGAGACAGGGACAGAAAGCTAAGACTGTGGTCATCAAGCACATACTTACGGAAGGAACAATAGACCGACAGATTTATGAGGCTTTACTTAACAAGCATGTAACTCAGAGTGCACTGATGACCGCTGTCAGAGCGCAGATTTAAGAAGAGAGAGCACATGAATATAATTCTTGAGGGTGCATTAAGCCATGGCGCAGCAAGTGCAGAATTCTATCTGCTTCTGCAGAATTACGGCATCTGGTCTCGATACTTTGGCTGCAGTGGTTATAAATCCCACAGCTCCGAGATACTGCCGACTGCGATCATCGATGACGATACTGCCATGCTTGTGGAGAGCGCAGTAGTAAAGCTTAAGAAGTCAAGGCCCAACGTTTGGAAGGTTTTCCGCCAGCACTATATCGAGGGTCTTACACCTGAGGTTATCACCGACAGATTACGATCTGAGACCCGAGGAAAGCCAGAGAGCCCATACAAAAGACGTAAAAACTACTACGAGGCAAGACCTGCAATAGATACAGCCCTCAGGCACATAAACGCAAGTGGTGTGAGAAGTTTATTAAAAATCGCTGAGAGTTTTATTTATGATGATTTAATTGACTATAATAAACATTAAGTTAAGTTTTGCAGTTAAATCATAAACTCAGGTGTACAAAATCATGAAATTCGTGGAAATCGATGGGCATTTATACCGTTCAATTCGTGAAGTATGTCACAAATATGATATAAGTTATCAAAAAGTCAAGCGTCTCTGCAGACATTTCAGGAGAGCGGCTGAAAATCCTCGAGTGGCTATCGACTGGTGCCTAGGTAAAGAGAAGTTTAACCCTGCACATGAGCCTAAGACGCATAAATACAGCGATGATCAGAAACTGGCAACTGAGCGTCAGCGCGTTTTCATCTGTCGCTGTCAGGAGAGCCTTGTGAAAGATTTTTAGAAATAAACCAAAAAGGTCGTTAATGGGTCGTTATTCTGGAATATACTATAAATCAGATAGTGTGAAAAAGTGTTACTCCGAATTTCATCTTTTAATTTCCATCATAAGAAACCCTGCCACCGCGCAGGGTTTTTCATTTTATAGGTTTCAAAATGTTGCGTCATCTTACCCCAGAGTTTATCTATCTGCTAATCGGCGCAGGCTGTTCTTTCGTCATGGCCTATCTTAGATCGGTGAAAAGAACTTTCGCGGCTAAGATTTGCGAGGCTTTGACCTGTTCTATGCTGTCTTCGGCCCTAATTCTTATCTCAGAATACTATCTTCACTGGCCTTTAGAGCTTGGTGTTGCGATTGGCACCTTCGTGGGTTTTCTTGGAAGCGACTACATTTCAGCCAAAGTTAAGCAGCTAATCAACGTTAAGGTGGACAAAGATGACAATGCACGTTAGTAGTCACGGAATCGCACTTATACAGAATTACGAAGGCTTAAGAACTACAGCATATAAGCCGCTTAAGAATGAATCTGGATGGACAATCGGTTACGGTCATCATGGTCCAGACGTAAAGCCTGGCACGGTATGTACCGAACAGTGGGCATATGAGCAGTTACTGCGAGATTTAAGACAGGTTGAGCATCAGCTGATTTCAGCGCTAAACGCAGATGAGATTGAAGTCACACAGGGTCAGTTCGATGCGCTGTGTTCTTTACTGTTCAATCTGTCAGGCGGAATACTCAAACTTGTAAAATTCAAACTCTGGACAAAGCTTAAAGCTGGCGATGTTAAAGGCGCTGCACACGAGTTTCTCGATATCAACAAGGCTGGGGGCTTAGAAGTCAAAGGCTTAACACTTCGCAGAAGAGCTGAAGCTAGACTTTTCCTATCATAGCGTTCGGAGGCTTTATGTTAAGCCGAATTTATGCGTTTATCGCCATAACCGTGGCGAGTGCACTGTTTACCTTCACTGTTACACAGCGATACTACGTTGAGAAGATCGAACGCATATACGCTGAGGCTGATGCGAAAGCAAAAGCGGATGGCCTTCAGAACCTGCAGAAGCAACGAGCCACCGAGCAGCTACAGTTAAACGTCTTGAACTCTATCGAGGGTGAGGCTCTTACAGAACATGAAGAGATTAATTCTAAGTTTAGCACTCTTACTTTCAGCGCTGACTCTTACAGCTTGCAGCACTCGAACCGTAACAGTGATAGTGCCACAGCGATGTCCGGTGCCTCCACAGCTTCCGGCAAGATTTCAGAAAGCTGTGACTGTGGACGGCTTGGACAGACTTATAACCGACTTAAACGAACCTGCGGAATCCTCGCAAAAGAACGAGACGAAATCGCAGTAGACCGTAACGAGTTAGTCAGACTATACAATCAGGTACGTGCGACTTATGGAAATGAAACTGAAAATTGAGTACAGGAAGGTAAGTGACCTCCTGCCTTATGCAAGAAATGCAAGAACTCACAGCGACGCTCAGGTGTCTCAGCTTGCAGCCTCAATTAAAGAGTTTGGCTTCAATAATCCTGTAGCTGTGGATGGTGATGGCATGATCTTATGTGGTCACGGCAGGGTCATGGCAGCGCAAAAGCTGGGCATGACTGAAATTCCTACTGTCTGCCTGTCGCACCTGTCTGACACACAGAAAAAGGCCTACATCCTTGCTGACAATAAGCTAGCACTAAACGCAGGCTGGGATAACGACATGCTGAAGGTCGAGCTTGAGGATTTGAAGTTTTCTAACTTTGACCTTGACCTGGTAGGTTTCAGTACCGAAGAGCTAGACGAGATCATGAACCAGGACGAGGAGCCTGAGGTTGAGGATGACGACTACACTGTAGCTGTTCCGCAAGAGCCCAAGGCCAAGCTCGGCGAAATTTACATTCTAGGCAAACACCGACTCATGTGCGGCGACTCAACTAGCATCCAGGACGTTGAGAAGTTGATGGGAGGGGGGGAGTATCAGGCAGACCTCCTGCTGACCGACCCACCATATAACGTGGACTACGAAGGTGGCACAGACAAAAAGCTGAAGATTAAGAATGACAACATGGAAGATCAAGCCTTCCGTCAATTCCTGATCGACGTCTACAAAGCAGCAGACCACGTCATGAAGCCCGGTGCTCCGTTTTACATTTGGCACGCAGACTCAGAAGGCGCAAACTTCCGAGGCGCAGCCAAAGATATGGGCTGGCAGATTCGCGAATGTTTAATCTGGGTTAAGAACAGCCTCGTACTAGGTCGCCAGGATTACCAGTGGCGTCACGAACCCTGTCTGTATGGTTGGAAGGCCGGAGCAGCTCATTATTTCACGGACTCCAGAGCCGAGTCCACTGTAATCGAGGACCAAGTAAACGTCGACAAGTTATCCAAGGACGAACTAAAGACCCTCTGCAAGAAGCTGCTTGATCCAGGTATCGAGACCACCGTAATCCGCGAAAAGAAGCCTAGCATAAACGACGTTCATCCAACGATGAAACCTGTGAAGCTCTTCGGACGCTTAGTCAAGAACAGCTCCAAGCGCAACGACATCGTGCTGGATTTATTTGGTGGTAGCGGAACCACCATCGTGGCTTGCGAGCAACTAAACCGTCGCGCTTACTTAATGGAGTTAGACACAGCCTACGTTGATGTGATAATTGACCGTTACCAGAAGCTGACCAACGTCGATGTTATGAGATCAGACGGCAAATTATGGAATGAGCTATAACCATGAAAGGTGAGTAATCATGACAATCAAGAAAACGCAAATCGACCCTAATCAGGTCGAGGCCTTGGCTTCTCGTGGTCTCACCAGAGAGCAGGTCGCCCACAATCTCGGGGTCAGCTCACGTACATTACAGCGTCGCACAAAGGAAGACCCGACCTTTGAGGAGGCATACCTTCGTGGCAAGTCTAAAGGTATAACTGAGATTGCAAATGCTCTTTACAAGAAAGCTCAGGAGGGCAATACCACCGCTCAAATTTTCTTTTTAAAGTGTAACGGTTGGAAGGAAGAATCAGCTGTTGAAGTTAAGAATACAGCTCCGGTACAGCTGATAATCAAGAACGATCTGAAGGATTAGAGCTATGTCTGAATTAAGTCTCACACGCTTAATTGGACATGGTTACAAGGAGTTCTGGAACAGTAAAAAGCGTTTCAGAGTAGTTAAGGGAAGTCGAGGCAGCAAGAAGTCTGTGACTACCGCTTACTGGCTGATCATCAACATGATGGCCTATCCTGAGGCTAACGTTCTGGTCCTAAGACGCTACGAGCGAACCCTGCGTGATAGCTGCTTTGCCGTTCTGCAATGGGTACTTAATCAGCTTTGCGTGGCCTCTTATTGGAAGGTGACGGTCTCTCCACTTGAAATGACCTACCTCCCAACGGGTCAGAAAATACTGTTCCGAGGACTTGATGATCCTCTGAAAGTAACCTCAATCACAGTAAAGCATGGTGTGCTTTGCTGGGTATGGCTTGAGGAAAGTTATGAAGTCGAGAACGAGGACGTATTCAATAAGATTGAAATGTCTGTTCGTGGCAAGATGCCAAAAGGCTACTTCAAATCCTTCATTTTGACCTTCAACCCGTGGTCCGAGTGCTGGATTAAGAAGCGCTTTTTCGATAATCCTGATGACGATACGCTAGCCATGACGACCACCTACACCTGCAATGAATGGCTGGACGAAGCCGACCTTAAAGAATTTGAAAAAATGAAGGTGAAGAATCCCCGCCGTTACCTTATCGAGGGATTAGGTGAGTGGGGTATCTCGGAAGGCCTTATCTTCCAGAACACAGAATGCCGCGACATCAAGTTTGATGATTTCGTAGGCAACCGCGAGAATATCGCTTTTTATGGTCTTGACTTTGGCTTTACCGACCCTACAGCCTTTGTAGGTGGATTTGTCAATTTCGAGAAAAAAGAAATCTATGTCCTGTTAGAACTGTATGAAGCAGGTCTTACCAATCAGGAAACAGCAGCCAGAATTAAACAGCTGGGACTAAAACATGAAATAGTCAAATGTGACTCAGCCGAGCCTAAGTCAATCGAGGAGTTAAGAAAAGCGGGTATCAACGCTAAGGCAGCCATCAAAGGCCCTGACTCTGTAGGTTTCGGTATTCAGAAGATCCAGAACTTCAAGATCATTTATAGTCCTGAATGTGAGAACTTCGCACATGAGATTAAGAACTACTGCTGGGCCAAGGATAGGTTAGGCAAAACAACTGACAAGCCTGATCATGAGTTCTCTCATCTGATGGATGCAATGCGTTACGCCCTGTCAGACTTAAAGCCAAGTGCTCTTAATATTCCTGCAAGCAATAAGGCCGCACTGCTACAGCCTAGGTACAGAAGATAAAAGGATACTACAGCCGTGACCGGTAAAGAGAAAACAGCTTATATCGTGGGCGTGGCTGTCGCTGTCGGCTTTAAGCTCGGGCTGAGAAGACGAGGTCTAAGCTTTGATGCCAACACTAATAATCCTTACTGGATAACCACCGAGAATGGTCATCACTTTTTAATTGATAAATTTGGCACAATTCAGGGCGGAAGATTAAAGGGAACTCCAATAGATAATGTCAAAAAGCATTACTCAGGTATAAAGAACAAAAAAGAGAAAAATCTCAATGCTGGCGCAGAGCTGAGCAGAAATTACGGTCCTGAAATAAAAACCAAATTAGCTGGTGTTGACGCGATTAGAAAAATCTCCAGGTGTAGATTTGGACATATTAAGGATCTTTGGGATAGAAAATCTGTCGGAAAAATTGATCTTATGTGGGGAACTCCAAGTATGGGGCTCTGTCACATGTATAAAAGGGTAAAGGAATCTAAAGGGAAGTTAAAAGAATCAGAATTTTTTAAAATTATCGATGACGCTGTATCAAAAGGGCATATATACCAAAATGACTGAGACACCAGTCTTCTGGCAGTTGATCCAAAATCTAAAATGGCAGTGGTGATATCGAAAAATTTTAAAGAAAATGACGGCGTTTTGGTCCCGATAACAATTAGGCCAATAGAACCGAGAAAATTAGAAACACTGAAAAGAATTGAATAAAAGGCCCGTTTTTAAGGATACTGTGATTTATTGTAGGATGGTTCACAGTTTTACGGGTAGTACTTAATATTTTCGTTCAACCTTAAAAACTAGGCCTTTAAATCGTGTTAAAAAGCGAGGGTCGGTCATCAAAGTGGCTTCCACACCCACCCCTGACCGGGCCTTTTCTTTAAGTATAGTCTAACCGCACATCTAAATCAAAGTTTATAAGCAAAACACGTGAATAGCAGTTTTCTCTCACTTCTTTCTGCACAAATAAAGAGTGTACTTCACAGTTATGAACACTCTGCGGGCTCACCGTCACTCATATCCTGTAGAGCGTTCATAAGTGTGAAGTGATTTTGTGGTTAATTTGATATGTACAGCGGCGCTCCGCGGTTTCGCTTCACACCTCAAATAATAGGACCCTTCCCACCTGCAGAAAGCAGGGCGCGTTTAGGGACAATTAGTCTTACAACGCTTAATTATCAGAAAGATAATGCGTACCAGTGTAGGGCGCTGTTTTCGGGAAATTGACAGCAAAATAATTTCTCACCAGTTCCAAAGGAGCGTTGACTGAGTGGCTGAAAGTATCTGCCTACTAAGCAGACGGTCGTTTAACGGCTCGCAGGTCCGAATCCTGCACGCTCCGCCATGGCCCAATAGCTTAATCGGTTAAAGCAGACGACTCATAATCGTTATAGTGCAGGTTCAAGTCCTGTTTGGGCCACCATTTTCGCGATCTGGTAATGTGTCGCATTAGAAGCAACATTACTACTGCACATAAGAGTACAAGCGCATGCACCTAGTGCAGTGTCGTGCATCCGACTAGGTACCGTTCTAAAGTTCTGAACGAAATCAGAACTAATGCGCAGTTACATCAATAAGGTCTATTTAAAAGCGTGCCTCTTTTCCTAATTTGAGAGACACGCTTTTTCCATTTTTGCAACCGGCTTCAAACGAGTTAAACACATATGCCAAGACCAAGAAAATCAAAGCTGTTTGATAATTCACAGCTTTTTATACCACGTAGAACCGTCCAGGCGCTCGATTCGCTGGAGAAGGTGCGTAAGGCCTTCGCATTACCCGCCAACGCCTCAGGGCTAAGTCAGGAAACCCGTATGGCTATGGATTCAGCCTTTGACGCTGCAGGCGGTTACTCAGCAATCTATGAATCCTTTCAGCAGCACGCAACCGAGCTAGGTCAGTTCCCTATGACCAGCTTCGTAGGTTATGGGGCTCTTCAGCAGATCGCCCAGCAGGGCATGATTAGAGCCTGCATTCAGACCGTAGCTGATGACATGACCCGTAAATGGATTGATCTTAAAGCCGGTGAAGGTACAGATGCTGAAAAGCTTGACCACTTAAAGGATTTAATCGAAAACAAGTATCACTTAAGACAGGTATTTCACAAAGCCTTCGCGACAACGGGTTACATGGGCGGTGCTTTGATCTTCGTGAAGGTCGGACTTGACAACAAGACCGCAGATCTAAAACTGTCATTTACTGATGTGAGTGCCGAACTTAAGCAGGGTGAAACCCTAAGCTTTATTGTTGTTGACCCTGTCAACTGCTCTCCAGCTGACTACAACTGCATCGACCCCCTTCAGGAAGACTATATGCAGCCTAAGCGCTGGTACGTTTTAGGTTCTACAGTAGATGCGTCGCGCTTAATCCCCGTGGTTGATAATGAGCCACCTGTACTGCTAAAGCCTAACTACAACTTCTTAGGCATTCCACAGGCCCAAATCCTGTGGGACTACGTAATGCACTTTAACGACTGTCGTGTAAGCATTGCAAGGCTTTTAAATAAGTTAAGTCTTCTTGTAGTGCAGACAGACATGGACGCGGTACTTACCGACCCTAACGGTGTTGCAAACTTTGACACCAAGATGGACCTTTTGGCCCGCTACAGAAACAACGATGCCGTTTTTGTCTGCGATAAGGACACGGAAGGCGTTATGAACGTACAGACCAGCATCGCAGGCTGTACCGACATTGTACGTCAGAGCTTGGAAATGGTCGCAGCCATTAACAGAACTCCTGCTGTAAAGCTCTTAGGCATTAGTCCAAGCGGCTTTAATGCCACCGGAGAGAGCGACATCACAAACTATTACGACTACATCCACTCAAAGCAGGAACTGCACCATGACGAGATCCAGAAGTGCCTCGACGCAATTCAGTTAGTTGAGTTTGGTCACGTCGATCCTTCAATCAGTTTTGAGTTCGTACCTCTGTCTGAGGAGAATGCAACATCTAAAGCTATGACCGCTCAGACAAGAATAGGTGCGTTAACTCAGCTTGTTGACCGTCAAATCATGAGCGCTGAGGAGTTAAGGCAGGCAGTAAAACAGGATGACACCCTTGGACTTTCAATGCTACCCGATGAAATGCCAGAAATGCCCGACGAACAGGACGATTTCAAGACTGATGACCCCCAGCAGAACCTGTTCAGTGGTATGAGCTCATCACAGACCGAGGATCCTGAAAATGGTGAAGAAGGTAAGACTCAGTAGAGCAGTAGAGTCTAATGTGGGCGAACGCAGAGCTTACAAGAAACAGCTTGTCAGAGTTCAGAAGGACTTTCAAACCTATGTGCTAAATGAAATCTTTCAGGAACTTGAAAGACAGAACGCTTTAACCACAGATGCCAAACTTCCTACAGTGCCAAATCTTAAGGAGCTCAAGCGCAAAACGCTCAAGCTCCTAAGACGCGGTGTTGAGTTCGAGAAGTTCCTGCAGGATCTCATAGCCAAAAACTCAAAACACTGGCTGGATGCGTTACGGCAGGTTTCATCTGGTGTCGCGGAGCGTTTCGTTAAGAAGGCTATGACATCCTCTACCAATGCCCAGAAAGCTGCACTTATTGCCGCAGGTGTAAAGCCATCGCTGATTAAAGAACGCTGGTCAGTGCCTGTTGTGGGCCGACAGTACATAAGCCCTAACGCTGCGTCTGCCATGCCCTCAATGATTAAAGAGAATGTGGAGCTCATAACGCACATTGGAGAGAACGACATCACTCGCATAACGGAAGTGCTGACTAAAGGCCTTCAGGAAGGCATGGACTACAACGCCTTAAGGCAGGAGCTTAACGCGACTAATGGCTTTGACGGTGCCAGAGCCGACCGAGTGGCGCTTGACCAGATCAACAAAATCAACCAACAGGTGCAGATCATGAATGCGCAGTCACTAGGCTGTACGCATGCACGCTGGAAACATGTGCCGGGACAGTACACCTCACGCAGAACACATATGGCTTTTGACGGACAGGAATTTGACATTAACGAAGGCCTATACGACGAATCGGTACAGCGAAACGTGATACCGGGTCAGCTTCCGTTCTGCAGGTGCACCTCAAGGCTCATCATCCCAAAGGAGGCAACAACAGAATGAACAGACTAGTCTATGACAGGTCTCCTGTGGACTCTGTCAGAACTGTAGATGACAACGGCTACTTGCATGTTGGAATAAGCAACATCACTAAAGAGCAAGTGGCACCTTATCTGGGTAGCGAAATCCCAGGCTTTGAAAAGTTGGGGCTGAAACCGGATGAAATTTATAGCGTCTACAGACCAGCGTCAGAGCTGTCAAAGCCTGCGACGGTGGAAAGCCTTAACGGCATACCGGTACTTCTAAAGCATGCCGAAGACTCGGCCGAAGCCCCTGCTTCAAATCGCGTGGGCTCAACGGGCACGGATGCTAAGTGGGAGCCACCATATTTAACAAATTCTCTGCATATTCAAGACGCTGATGCAATAAGACGCATCAACGACGGAACCATGCGGGAAATATCTATGGGCTACTTCTACACTCCAGTCTTAAGACATGGAGAGTTTGAAGGAGAGCCTTACGACGTAGTAATGACAGACATCTCATGTAATCACGTAGCTCTTGTAGAAGAGGGCAGAGCCGGACATGACGTGTCCGTTAAAGATTCAACTTTAACTCTTCCTGCCGGTGGTGGTAAGGAAGAACCAAAAACATCATCGGAACTTAAACAGGAGAACGACGATATGAACGAGAAGGAGAAGGCACTAGCCGAGATCTTAGAGATCGTAGCTGGCGCAGGTATTGATCCTGAAGCTTTCAAGCAGAAGCTTGATGCGGTCATCAACATTAAAGATGACAGTCAGACAACTGATGAGGACACCGAAGAGTCTAAGGCATTCGCCGAGGGCGTTGAGTACGGTGAGGAGAAAGAAAAGGAAGACCCTGAGAAGCTAGATCGCGAGCATGAGTCTGAGGGCGAAGAACGCTACCTAGAAGAGAAAAACGAGGCCGAAGACGAAGGCGACGAAGAAAACGACCTAACCGCAGACGCAGAAGAAGCTCTAAAGTCATGTGGCCTAGACGCTGACGACCCAACTGTAAAGGCCGCTTTTCAGCAAGGCTTTGCCTCAGGTGTGTCTTACGGTGAAGAGAAAGAAAAGGACGAGCCAAAGAAGCTTGACAGCGAGCATGAGTCAGAGGGTGAAAAGAAAGCCCTGGGGCAGGACTCCGCAGCCAAGATTGGTGCCATTGTAAGAGCTCAGGTAGAAGCTAAGTTTGACGCAATTCAGGAAACTTCAAAAAGCTTAGGTCGTGTGCGTGTATCTGCTTTTGATACCGCAGCCGATGTTTACAAAGCTGCGTTAAAGGCTGAAGGCGTAAACGTAGCGGGTCTAGCTAAGAGAGAATGTCGCACTGCTTACCGCGCTCTCATGATGGGACGTCAGTCAGCTAAGCGCGTAGCCACAATGGACTCTAAGCCAAATAAGCCCGATGCACTAAGCAAAATGCTAAATTCAATAAGAGTAGGAGAATAATTGATATGCCATTACAGAAATCAGTAGGTAATTCCTACGCACTGGGTGTACCAGGTCAGCAGGTCGTAGTAGGCCAGGCTGAGTACGCTTCATACAATCCATTATCAGACGGCACCGTAAAGGCAGGTACATTCTGCTTTAAGAAAGCCGGTACCGGTAACGGTGAAGCTTTTGCACACGCATCTGCAACCGGAGCTGCCAGCGATCTGCCATTAGGTTTTGTTGAAAGAGTGGTAGACACATACATCCCAACCGTTGGTGCAGATGCCTCAGAGATTTATCCTGCGGGTGCAGCACTAACCGTTGCTATTCGCGGTCAGTTCTACTTCACCGCACCTGCAGCGATCTCCTCAGACGGCTTAAAGATCGTTGTCAACCCAACCACAGGTGTTCTGGCTGTAAAAGCTGCTACCGAAGAAGGTGAGGTTGATACTGGCTGGACCTGTCGTATTCCTAACGGCGGAGCTTCTGCAGCTAAGGACGACATCGTGATCGCGGAACGCTTTTAATTAAGGAGCTTTATATAATGTCAAATTTATTTAACCAGGCTAAGGATCTAGGTATCTCAGCTCCTTATGCTAAGGGCTTTATGGCCTACGACGACGTGAACGGCCAGGTAGTAGTCAATGCCAAGCGTACCGTAGCCCAGCTTGCAATGGATGCTACATTAACACCTAACGTAGGTATTCCAGCTGCATTAACCACCTTCCTGTCACCTGAGGTTGTCTCCGTTCTGGTTTCACCTAACAACGCTACTAAGCTGGCCGTCGAAACCAAACGAGGAGACTTCACAACTGACTTCTATCAGTTCCCTGTAGAAGAGATCGTGGGCGGTGTGCAGCCATACTCGGACTACGATCACGCAGTATCAACTGACGTCAACTACAACTATCCATCACGTGAGAACTTCCGTTTCCAGACTTCAATTAAGTTCGGTGATCTTGAAGTTGCAAAGGCAGCTGTAGCAAAGGTTGCTCTTGTTGCACGTAAACAGCGTGCAGCTGCTTCAACCATTGCCAAAGCAGCTAACCGATTCTACCTGTTTGGCGTTCAGGGCAAGGCTTTATATGGCTTATTAAATGACCCTAACTTAAATGCAACAATCTCACCTATTACCGTAGGCGCAAACTCAACCTGGGCGGCTAAGACCGCAGCAGACGCAGGTAACTCCGCTAACTTGGTATATGCAGATATCAACAAGTTAGTCAACGAGTTATCAACCAAGGCTGGTGGCTACTTTGATGCCAACTCACCTATGGTGTTGGGCATTTCCAATACTAAGTTCCAGTATCTGTCAATGGCTAATACTTATGGCGTAACTGCGCTACAACTCATTAAGGCTAACTACCCTAACCTAACAGTAGAGCAGGTACCTGAGCTGTCAACTGCTGCCGGCGATATGCTGTATTTAACCCTAAAAGAGGTCGACGGCGTATCTGTAGCAGAGGCAGCATACTCTGAGAAGTATATCTTAGGTCGCTTAGTTGCACATGAGTCAGCCTTCTCACAGAAGGCCTCCGCTGGTACCTATGGCGCTGTAATCAAACAGCCTGCATTCATTGCAACCATGACAGGTATTTAGTTTTACTCATATACGGAACCTAGTAGATTATGCCCTGAGAAATCAGGGCTTTTTTATTTGCGCAACTCTTGGAGACAAATAAATGACATCAAAGAAAGTAACAGCATCCGCCAAAGGACACGTAGTAGGTGCAACCACTGATAGATCACAGACCGAAGCCCTCTCGGGTGCAAATGTCGTAACCCTGCGTGTTTCGCTAAGACATCCGCACAAGTTTGACGATCTGCCAGATGGTAGGGGCGGATTTAAAGAGGTCGTACTGCCAGGTCTTGACGACCAGTTAAGAGGTAAGTCAAGTGGCATCTTAACCGCTGAAGGTAATGCTGTCTTTTTCCAGCTTCCTCGAGAGGACTGGGACTGCATTAAGAAGAAACACGGACAGGAGCAGATGTTTCTACCATGGCACGGCAACCCTCCATTAGTGGCAGAAATTGAATCAGTAGATGCAGCTAAAGCGGGAGCCTATAAAGATGACATCGAGGCTACTGATACAGGCCTAGCACCTCAGGACCCAGCAAAGCTGAATGTGGCCGAAGCACCAAAGTCTGAATAAGCAAGGACCTAAGGCATGAGCAGTGTAGTGTTTGACTATGAAGAGTTTATAACTCGATTTGATCATATTGGTAAAGCTGTCGCAGAAGGCAAGCTTACAGAGACAAGCGTGACCGCTGCTTATGACTCTATAGCGTCATGGCAGGGCGCCGACGATAACAGCATCTATCCTTACGACCCTGAAAACGGCATCACGTTAAGAAAAGATGTGCTTTACCTCATGACCTGCCACTTTCTCACTCTTCAGCTGTGGTCAGGAACGGGTCAGAGCGGAAGAATTGCAAGCGCATCACAGGGCAGTATCAGCACAAGCTTTGATTTACTAAAGTCAAGTAAAGATATACCTAACTACTGGTTTCAGACCCCCTGTGGTCAGCAGTTCTGGGTGATGACCGCAAGTTACCGTGTAGGTGGCAGGTTTTACGGGGTACGTAACTACCATCCGTGGGGGTAACAATGTCGACACTGGAGATTAAGCTACCTAACTTCGAGAAGCTGCGATCGCAGATCAGAAGGGTAGGCGACCAGAGGGTTAAGATAGGCGTCCTCGAGGGCGCTACTTATCCAAATGGCACCCCAGTAGCAAAGGTAGCCACATACCTCGAATACGGCTGGACTCAGACCGTCACAGAGAAGCAGCGCGGGTGGCTGGCCGCAAACGGCATCCACGTTAAAGCAAGCACCGTTTTAAACGCACCTGCTCGTCCGTTCTTCGAGGCCACTTATACGGCTAACCGTAAGAAGTGGGTAGAGCTGGCGCAGAACTCCATGAAAGGCCTAACCGATGATCCTGGCCAGGCACTAAACAAAATAACCCAGGCTTTAACGCTTTTAGGGCTAACAGCCCAGCAGGACTTGCAAGATTCAATCATAGACGGTGGCGTAGGCGGGTCGAGCTTCGCAGTTCGCTCACCCATGACCATGGCGCTATATGGCAATCTGCTGCAGTCGGGCAATCACAGAACCGACGACACACCAAACCAAACTACCAGACGCAAGCCTTTATACAAGTCGGGCATCCTAGAAGGTTCTATAGCCTTTGAGATCGTGAAGGAATAAAACCCATGAGCATGAATCTGCACGCGATAGTACGCGGCGCCATAACCCGCGTCCATGACGATCAGTCCTTCTCGATTTTGCGAAGCCTGCCAACCACAGTGGTCAACGGCGTAAGGGTCTCACAATACGAGAAAATAGACGGCTTCACTGGCAACTTCCAGAGCGAGGGTGACGCGGCGCTGAGCTACTCAAACAACGCCGCGCAGAATACCATCGTGCGCCGTCTATACCTCTATGCCACAGATGATAGGGCAACCAGACCTTGGACCATCTACAGGCCCTTGGCAAGAAGTGGCGACTACGTAGTCAACGCCAAAGGCGAATACTGGAAAGTTGAGGCCGTGGTGGAAGATTTCTCGGACGACGGCTGGGAACTGCTGCGCGTGACCTTTCAGCAGACTGAGCCAAAGCTAGCCATAGTAGAGACTACCCCGGAGACAACTGAGGAGGAGCCGAATGAGTGATTTAATCTCTTATCAGTATAAGAACCTTCACTCCGCGCTCTATGCGTTTTTGTGTGCTTACATAACTCCAGCGATTGAGCCAACTCAAGTTCTCGCAGGTGACCAACAGAACATGGTGCTGCCCGAGAATGATGACTACGTGATCTACACTGTATCAGGTCTGACCCGACACGGAACAACCTCAGAGGACTACGACCCGGATGGAGAGACGCTGTCGTTGCATGAGCTGAACGAGGTGGTGGTCAAGGTTGACTGCTACGCTGACAGCACCAACTCAACTCAGGACGACGCGATCCTCAGAGCTCAGATACGAGCAAACAACTTAAATACCTTGTTTAGGTCAAGCGTAGCTCCCGATTTTTTTAAGAGCTACGGCATATCAGCGTTATATGCAGACGACGCCCAGAATACAACTCTGGTGAGCGATTCACAGCAGTACCTGCATCGCTGGACCGTGAACCTCCATCTTTGCTTTAAGAGTTCGGTAGTTGTACCGCAGCCAGGCTTCACCAAGATGGACGTCAAGATGAATTCAATTATTACAGCAGCCGAGGCAGAAGCCGACCCGATAGCAGCGGGAAAGCTCCACGTCGCTGACGTTGACGTAAAAATACCAAACTAAACAGCCAGGAGAAATAATATGGCGATTTCAGCATCCCAAATTGTACAAGTCCTGCCTCGAATCCTCACAGGAACAGGCACCGACTTAGTATTCAACGGCATGGTCCTAGACGATAACGTCTTATTGCCTGCTGCCACACCTCTTTCATTCAGCTCAGCAGACGCTGTAGGTGAATATTTTGGACTCACCTCCGATGAGTACAACTTCGCTGTCGTCTACTTTGGTGGTTACAACAACTCACAGATCAAGCCAAGTCTTTTATACTTTTACAGACTAACACCAAGCGGAGCTGCTCCGTTTGTTCGCGGCGAAACTTTAGCTCCTGCTACAGCATTAGCAGCAATTAAGGCTGTAAGCGCAGGTGACATTAAGATCAGCCTATCAGGCACTGAGTACACCGCAACAGGTATCGACTTCTCAGCAGTAACCTCATTAAGCGACGCAGCCTCTGTCTTACAGACAGCGCTAACCACACAAGGCGCAGGCGTAACAGTAGCTTACAACTCAGTGAATAACGCCTTCACCATTACCTCAACCGCGGTAGGCGAGCAGGAGTCAATCACCGTACCAACCGGAACCGCAGCAGTGGCTTTAGGATTTAATGCAGAAACAGCAACCGTATCGGCTGGCGAGAATGCAACCGACGTTGTAGGTTCAATGACCGCACTGACTCACCAGTTCCAGAACTTCGTGACATTCACTACTCTGGCAGAACCCGAAGATGCCGATGCCTTAGCGCTGGCCAACTGGGTATCAGCCCAAGCCAACGCCGGTACTATGTATCTATACATTTGCTGGGACAGCTCAAAGGCAAATCTTGACACGACCAATACCACCGTGATCGCTGAGAAGATCAAGGCATTAAATGCAACAGGAACCACGGTAGTATACCCAAGCTACAATATTGCTGCTTTCGTTATGGGAACCGCTGCATCTATCGCATGGGACCAAACAAACGGCACTATCACATTTGCCTTCAAGGCGCAGAGTGGTCTAGCAGCTGACGTAACCGACACACAGCACAGCGTCGCTTTACTTGAACACGGCGTAAACTTCATCGGCAACTACGCAACAAGAAATGACAACTTCGTCTTCTTCTACAACGGCCAGATGTTCGGCGAGTGGTTATGGATAGACACCTATCTAAATGCTTGCTACTTATGCAACAAGCTGCAGGTTCAGCTCATGGCCATGTTCACCAGCAATCGCCGAATCCCTTACACCTCAGCAGGATACGCAATCATCCGCGCCAACTGCCGAGACGTTATCGAAGCCGCAATCAACAACGGCGTAATCGACATCGGCGTTTCATTATCTAACGCCCAGAAGTCACAGCTTACCTCAGAGCTAGGTGGTGACTTCTCAGACGAGATTTATAACAACGGATACTACCTGCAGGTCTTAGACGCAACCGCTCAGGCAAGACAGCAACGTGTATCTCCACCTTGCAACTTGGTATACACCTACGGTGGAGCAGTCCAGAGACTGACCGTGCCTGCAATCGCAGTGGTTTAATAGGGGGCAACTAAATGAGCTTTGACATTACCAGCGCAAACGCAACTTTAATTCTAACAGTTGAGAACCTCTATCCAAGCGGCGTTAAAATTGAGGGTTTCTCAACAGACAGTAGCTTCGCTATGGACGACGACACCATCGCTGAGACTCACATGGGCGTAGACGGCAAGCTGACAGCAGGCTACACACCAAGTGAGAAGAGCGTAACTATTACGTTAGACGCAGGCTCTCCCTCTTACGAGGTGCTGTGCAATATTTATAACACTTCAAAAACAAACATGACTGTGCTGGAGGCTTCAATGCAGATAACTGTTCCGGCCTTAGGAAAGGAATTCAGCCTAAAGAACGGCGTGATGGTAACCGGGCACCCACTGCCAAGCGGAGAAAAGGTTCTAGGCAATACCAACTGGACCTTCCACTTCGGTAAGTTTGACACATCATCAATCTAGAAGATCGTCCACAAGACGCGCGTAAGTATAAGTCCTGCCTCCCGGTGGGGCTTTTTTTTGCGGACACCCAATATGAGAACAACTAAGAAAATTACAATCACCGATAACGGCCACAACTACGACTACCTTTTGACAAAGATGTCGGCATTAAGCCTGCAGAAATGGTCAG